TACCCGGTGAATTCATCGAAATAGCTCGCGAAGCCATCGAAGGTCTCGATGTTATGCCATCAATGCGTGCGTTGATGACAGCTGGTCCCGCGCTCAAGCAAGTGGCCATGGCCAACTACAACTGTACGGCGCACGGCATTGACAGTGTCAAGGCGTTCACCGACCTTATGTACATCATGATGTGCGGTTCCGGCTCCGGGTTCTCCGTTGAGCGTCAGTTCACCGACAAGCTTCCGACTGTCAATCCTACAGTCTTGCGCGGCTTCAAAATTATCCGCGTCGAAGATGATCGCATCGGATGGTGTGACGCCATCTTTGAATACCTCACTCGCTCCTACAACGGCCTTTCATCGCGTCTCGACATTACCGGCGTCCGCAAAGAAGGTACTCGCCTCAAGACGTTCGGCGGCTATGCCTCTGGTGGACAGGTTCTCCTTGACCTCACCAACCACATCGACAAAATTTTCAACGATGCGCGTGGTCGCCAACTACGTCCATACGAAATCTTCTCGATCTGTACGATGATCGCGCAGATTGTTGTCGTAGGGGGAGTGAGACGATCAGCTACCATTTGCCTGTTCGATCTCTGGGACGACGAAATGCTTCGTGCCAAGACCGGCGACTGGCGTGCGAAAGGATCTGGCCGTGAACACTTCGCCATGGCCAATATCAGCGCGGTGTTCCTGGCCACACCGACCCGCGCAGAGTTCGAGAACTACTGGCAAGCGTTGAAAGATTCGTATGCTGGTGAGCCTGGGATCTTCAACCGCGCTGGGGTTTGGAAGCACCTGAAAGCCAATGGCCGCAAAATCCACTATCCAGACGGTTCGCTCATTCCGTTCCTCGCCAATCCTTGTTGCGAAATCGTTCTTCGACCCAAACAGGCGTGCAATCTTACTGGCGTTGCTGTGCGTGCTCACGATTCTCTATTGGATCTGGAGCGTAAAACCAAGATAGCAGCCATGCTCGGAACATGGCAATCCGGTGTGAACCACTTCGAATACCTCGATCAAGAATGGCACGACAACATCAACGAAGAACGGCTCTTGGGCGTGTGTATCAGTGGCTTCTATGATCACAATATCCTCGGCAACGTCGGTCAGGACAGCACCTTCATGTTGAACCACTTGCGCGAAACAGCCATCAAGGCCAACGCGCATCACGCAGCTGAGATGGGCATCCCAGCCTCCGCCAGCGTCACGTCGGTCAAGCCTGCCGGTAACTCCGGTGAATTGTACGGGACGGCCAGTGGCATCCACCCACGCTATGCAAACCACTTCGTGCGTACGATCCGCGCCTCACGCTCTGATCCCGTTGCGAAGTTTCTTGAAGCTGAAGGTGTTCCGGTCGAAGCGTCATCCCAAAACGCTCGGGATCTTGTGTTCTCTTTCCCGCGCAAAGGTCCAGCTGGTGCGACGATTGCCAAAGACGTTTCAGCCCGTCAGCAACTAGATCACTGGATGCACGTGAAACAAAACTTCACCACGCACACAGTATCTGCTACGATCTACGTCAGAGATGACGAGTGGGACAGCTCCGCTGACTGGGTCTACGGAAACTTCGAAGAAATAACTGGCATTGCTTTCTTGCCCTTCGATGACGGTTCATACGAACAAGCGCCGCTCCAACGTATTACAGAAGATGAATATGAAAAGAAGGCGTCCGTGTTCCCCGTCCTCGACTGGTCAAAGATGGCACTCTACGAAGACGTCGATACCACTTCACCCGCGCAGGAATTCGTTTGCGTTGGCGACAAGTGCTCTCTGACAGCATAGGAAAACAGATGTCAATACAGAACGCTCGTAACCACGCTCGCAACACTGTTCGAGAAATAATGGCACACCATCGCGGTGGGTTGCTGGCAGCAGGCGTTCCTGGTCCTCGCATCTCATTCGTCAGGCAAGGGTACTCAACCCTTGTCCTGGTAGACAAGAATCCGATCTACGCCATCACAATAAAAAACGCGGCAAGACCGAAAGGTCCCGACCGCGTTTGGGTTGAAGAGGAATACATTGGAGCACCGTTTCAAGTGCAGTGTTCCCCGGATCTTAGCGTCTTCCTCGGCAAGCCTGAAGCACTTCTCAAAATCTACGACTAAGCTTCCTCAAGCAGTCGCCCTGGCACGTAAGGGAAGCCTCGGAAGTTGATGGCGTTGTTGAAACGTGTCCGACAGTCTTCATCGAAGCGCTTGCCGCAGCCTTCAAACAGTTGGAACCGATCACCGCTCTGAATGGTGTTCGCTGTCGGAAAGTACAACTTCACCGTGCTTGAACTGTCTGTCCAAATTCGTACGACGCTGACTTGTCCGACGTTGTTTCCACTCAGCCACACCAGCTTGCCCAACGCATAAGTTGAGTCGTCTGCTGTGATGTTGTTGATCGTGAACTCTTTGGTGTCTGTCACGACGTTTACGGTATCGTATTCAAACTTCTGAGCGTACGCGCGCCATACCAGATTGGCATCGATCGTCAGGTCACCTGCCACTGTCGCAAACGTTGTTGCGGTGGACGTGTTGCCTTGCTCTGTTACAGTCTGCGCGCGAACCAGCGTATCGAGCTGAACGGCGAACGCATCAATGTTATCCACTGACGTTGTTCCCAGCGCATTCCCCGCAGGTGAACGGAGAACCATGATTATCTCAAGTTGATCCGCTGTGGACGGGATGATCATGTCTTCCCGCACCTGTTGCCAAGCTGTACCTGTTCCTTGGAGAGCATTCTGAGCAACTACCGTGCTTATCGTGGAGCCGCCTGAATCCTTCCAAACGAACGATAAGTCGAACTGACTTGATGAGTCTCCGAAGCCGACATCCATCACGACGGTGCAAAGGTAATTTCCTGCCGTGATTGATGAAGATGTGAGGAACCAGTCAGTCAACAGGTCTATCGTCTGTCGCATGGTAGTCTCATGCTGTACGCCGCCGCCATCGTCGCCGTGTGCCAAGAAATAGTCGCCGTCTGTTTCTGTCAAGCCATGTGCACTGGTGGTGACCTGTGCCCATCCTCCACTGTCAACGGTCCAGCCTGTGATTGTTGGGTCCAAGGCCAACGTCACTGCGTCATCCGTTTCGAATGAATTATTGTTGAACACTTGGCGATTATTAGGCTGCGTGATGTCCGAAACCTGTTCCAGGCGATGGATCAAATCACTATTCGGCTGCACTGACGTATGGTCGTAGTAGAACGCCTGAATGTCATCGATACCGCACTTTGGCGAGTCGTCTTCAACTTTAGCGAATTGTATTGTGACGCGTAGAGTGCGCGTGGTCGCATATATTGGCGTGACAATCGAGCGTCTTTCCCACACACCAACGTCTTCAAAGAAATGATAGCCAGGGTCCGCAAGATGAACCGCATCCCCGTTCGTGTCAAACATCTCGACCGTCAGTTTGACGCCGCTTGAAGTGTTTGTGTATGCTTCCGCATCCCAGAACAGAGCGAACGTAAGTTGTCCTGCGTCTATTGCAGCGGTGCCCCACGACGTAATGTCGAGGTCTTGATAGATCGTAGAGACGAAGCCGTTGTCGTTCGCACCACCATCTGCCCCACCTGCCAGAAGAAAAGAACCTTCAGTTTGTTGTGTGGTGGGCGTGCCCGCTTGTGACACAACCTGTAGCGCTTGCGTAAGTCCGTCTGTCCAACCTGTGATAGCACCGCCTGTGAGGACAGCTCCGTCAGTTTCAAAGCCTCCGTTGACAATCCCTGCGGAGGTCATCAGGCTCGTGTCGTAGGCGTACACCCAATCACCCACGGTATAGAAGTTCCGGCCAGCGTAGGCCTGTCCTTGGTCCAGCGCGACCTTACACCGTGCATCACCAAAGTCCGCGTCGCATGCAGGCTGATAGACGCGGATCACTTCGAAGTCGAGCATCTTCATGAGACCGAATATCGAGATGTCTACGCGATTGTTCTGGTCGTACGAGATAGGACCGAACCATCCCTTGCGCCCAATGATTCGTCCGTCAGACGGTGTTACGGTGTCGAGCCAAAAGATTGTGATCTGTGCGTTGTCGAACAGCTTCTTTTTGAAGTCGTTCAGGACGAAAAATGTCTCGTCGCAGAACAGCGCGAGGTCTGTGTTATCGACAGCGAGGTTCGCCCCGCTATCGATCGTTCCGACTGTGAAAGGCTGGTCTGCCTTGTAGGTCTGTCCATCAAACACGATGTCGGTGTTGTGGTCTGTGAGACGGTAGGCACGCCCATCCCCCCGCCTGATTTCGATGCACATGGCATTCGTCGTCACGGAAGCATCCAGAGAAGTCTGGAGAGCGGTGGGGATGGATTTTGGCATGTCTAGTTGTCCGTCGCTGTGAAGCGCTCAACTCGACTCTTGTACTTCGCATACAAGGCGTCACGTTGAGCAAGGTTGCCATGGCAGCGTTTCCAAGCGTGGTACAGTCCGCTGATATAGGCAGCGCGCTGACGGGAGCTTGATTTGCGTCCAGGGCTTCGTGGCGCATACGGGCAGTTTCGTAGCGCAGCTGGCACATGATACTCGATCTGTACCGTTGAGGGAACGCCATTCTGATCGCAGCCGGTGTTCCCCATAACGACGGGAGCGGATGCGACGACCAGCGCCATTCCGATTTGCTTTAACGTAGGCATGTTCACTCTCTCTTCTTTTCTTCTTCCTGTTTCAATTTTTCAAGGAGATCCAACACAGGTGTGTTTGATTCCCTCACTTCATTCCAGACGACGCAGGTTTGCTCCACATCCACCTTGAATGTTTCTCGGGCTTTGTCGGCTGCTGCAAGCGTGTCCTTCGCCTGTGCGACGCTGAGTTGCGCGGCTTGGACGGCTTTCTTCCAGCCTTCTTCTCTGTCCTCCAACACAGCGATACGTTCACCGCGCACTTGGTAGTTGTTGATGAAGTACGCGCCGCTTGCGATGAGCACTCCGAGAATAGCCCATGTTGCCCACGAGCCGAGTAGCAGTCTGATTGCACCAAATAGCATTGTCTTCTCCTATAGTTTGTTGAGGTACTTGCTGTACACCCAACCCTTCATGTCGTCTTCACCACCCGATGTGGTCTGCATGAGATACCAGTTCCCACGCATTTCGTATACATTGCCGATGCGCCAACGAGGCACGACACCGATGATGTCACCGTGCATTCCAGGGGCACTGCGCATGTTGACTTCTGTATGCGCCTGGAATGTCGCAACGTCGTCTTCGTCGTCGTCGGGTTCAGAAACGCTAGATCCTGTTCCGCGATCTTCGATGAGTTTTTGGAAACGCTCCATCGGAAAAGCCGGACCAGGATCAGTTTTCCATCCGCGTGTGTCAATCTCATCATGGCCGACGATGTATTTCACTGTCGGATACTTCGCAAGAATGGCTTCAACCATTTGCTCAGTCGCATCCAGCTGCGCGTCAGGGAATGGTTCCCACGAATATTCGCCACTGCCGTTGTTCTTATGGCGTCCCATTTCCCAATCACGAACAGGAATAGAGCAGGCCATCTTCCGATCCTTGTCACGGAAATTGCCGTCGCCGTCGATGTACTGGCCATATGGATCACGCCACATGTCCGCTCCGACCTTTTTGAGCCAACCGATGTTGCACAGTTCAAAGCCGATGCTGTGCGTGTTGAGGTCTTTGTAACCGTGGCTCCGAGAAGGCCCAGCGTGCCACGCACGGCGGTTCAAGCCTGCGGTCTGGTACTTGTCCCCCTCACGGCCTATAACCAGCTGACAGGACGCCTGTCGCTTGCTCTTGACCAGTGTGAACAGGTCACCTTCAGTCGTGTGACCGGCAGTGTAGTGGATGACAAGAAACTTTGGTGTGGTTGTCCCGCGACTGATCTTCTTTGTCTTGCGGCGCTCGACGTCTTTTGTGTCGAACCAGTGTTTGGAAATCTTGAGCATATCTATTCCTCAATGCAAAAAAGACCGAGAGCCAACTGACTCCCGGCCTCGTTTTGAACGTCGTTTCGTTCGGATTAGTCGTCGAGCTTGTCTTTAAGCGAATCGATCGTTGGCCGAACTTTCTTGTTGAACAACTTTACGATCTTGTCGCGCTTAAAATACAAGACTGCGGCAGCGATTACCACCACGCCGATTAGGATCAGGTCCATGTTCTTCACTCCTGCTTGGGTTTTTTTAGATCACTATTGAGACAGAGACCCTACCCTGTTTCATCATCGGGCGTCAAGCCTTGTTCTTTCAGAACATCGTGACAAATCGATCCTGTAAGTGATTGAACCACGCCCAAATCCCACAATCTGGCAATGCAAAGTCCCACTACGTAGTGGATGCCGGGTTTTTCTTCGCGGGTGACACTGTCAAGCGGTGGGAAGTGCTCGACGACCATCGCCACGGACCCAGCTTCGTCACCATCCCACAGGGTAATGACAGTTTTCTTTTTCACGTCGTCAGGGACACCGGCTTGCGGATTGTCAGTCATTATACTTTTCCTTCAGTTGCTTTTCGATCATTTCGAGAGTGTACATCTTCCGATAGCTTCCCCAGCCAGGAAAGGTCTCATGGAGGTACGGTGATTGCCACTGGTTCTCAGCATTGTTGCGATTGTCCGCTTTCGCAACGTGAGACATGTGTGGACTGTATTTCCAGAAGTTGCTGCGAAGCATGTCGAAGATTTTCATCTCCTGATCGATGGTGACTTTGCCACCACTCATCCACATGTCGCGTGTCCCTCTGGCACAGCGCGCGACGCTCATCTTCTGCATCACGAGCAAAGCCTCTTGTAGCTGAATGCTGATGTCACCAGACCCTCTGATGGAGTGCTCGAAGACATCTCCTTCCAGATCCGATTGCTCTATGAAAGGAAGATGCCAAGAGCCTTCTTCAGCCATCGTGCTGTGGTAGTGGCCGATCCGCATTTCCATAACGGTATCGACGAAAGATTTTATCCCTCGACACGTGTCACACATCGCGCCCATTGTCAGCAATGGGCTGCTATCCGCCAACGTGAAGACGCAAGGAGTGTATCCTGTGAATGTGCCTTGTCCGGCGAAGACCAACCCCGCTTCATCATCACCGACCACCGTCTCGTTGACCGTGATATGGATGCCCGGTGTGTTTCGCATGGCAGTAAAGATTTGGGACGGGATAATGCCAACGAAGGTTGTCAACCGTTGACCGGACGGTCCTACGGTGTCACCGACAATGTCCATCAAAGTGTCGTTATACTTTTCCAGCACCACGTTTTGCTTCCTTCCATCGCTGCTGTAGTTCGGGGAGAACCGCAGTCATTTGTTTCTGAACGCGTGAGGTAGTGCCAGAGAGGCCTCGATCATCAATGGCGTGTCCGCCTTCAACAGCGTCCAGAATGATCGCACAGCAGGCCATGGCGTGTCCTAGATGATGCACTCCGCTGTCGTCCGCGATTTCTTCGCCGTCAGCATATGCAAGCAGATGACGGAAAGCTGCGTCAATGTACGTACAAATTGGAACGTCTTTCTCGCGCCAATTGTATTTGCCGTATTTTTCAACGCCGTTCATCATTCCAAGGGAGAGGTGTAAGAGCGCGGGGCCGGGAATAGCTGTGACGCTCGGCTTGCCATTGCCGATGAGTGTTTTGGGATTGGCATCTTCAGCTCGTTTTGCAACGTCGATCTTGTCTGTCATGTCAGGACCTTTCATTTCAATTGGAGAGACTCCAGGGTGGCAGATGGAGAACACCACCCTGGAGACATGGGACTACGTAGTCAGGCTTACGCTTTCGCCCCACGACGTTGAGCACGGAAATTACCCCGAGTGCCCGCCGCCGCTTTATCCTTCGCTGATTTGTTTTCAACGTCTTTTTTGGCAGCTTCCTTCGGCGCTTCAGTTTCGCCTTCGGTTTCCGCCGCATCGCCTTCAGCCGCTTGAGCCAGTTCTTCCAGCTCGGCTTCAGGCACCCAATCGACGATTTTCAAGATCGGCGCGTACTTAGTGCCGCCTTTCGAATCGAAGGATTCCGATGAGATTTCGATGACTGGAATCATCGGGCGACGTGTGTCAGGATCGATGTGCTTCTTTCCTTCAACCCCAAACTCTTTCACGAGCTTGTTCACCGGACGATAGCCGTTTTCAGCTGGAAGTGAAACTTCCATTTGGCCATATTCCATCTCCATGTCGCGGACGTCGATCACGACCACGCGCTGCCAACCATCCATTTCCTTGAACTTCTCGATCGGCTGAAGTTCGTGTTCAGCAGGAAGCGGATTGCCGCCCAGCATAGGCTCAAGAATCTTCTTGATCGGCTTGCCATTTGACCAGCCAATATAGCCCATCCGACACGTGAGTACGTTGAAGGCGAACAGGGTCAAATCACCCAGGACGTCATCACGTACGGTCCACTCTCCGGTGTTGCCAGAGAACCGAAGGAAGCCTTCAGCATCACTTACACCAGCGTTGTCGGCATACTGCACAAACGGGTTTGCGTCACCCGCCATGTAGGCTTCCATTGCGCGATCAGCAGCGCTCATAGTCGCAACTTCAGTACCAGTCTCTTCGTTCTCATTTGTCATTTCAATCTCATTTCTCATTTTTCGATTTAACTTTACTCTGCTTCGCTTTCTTGACATTGATATTCAGGCGGTCATACGGCTGTCCTGTCTTCATATATTTCTCAAGATCAATGCCGTCTTCTTCCATGGCGTCCTTGTCGAGAGTTTTCTTACCCTTGACCTGGGACCATGAAACGGAGCCGCCATCATTAGGCAACGGTGCCTTTCTGACTCTGTTCTCCGTCAGGATTTCTTTGATACGCTCCTGCGCAATTTTCATCGCTCGCTCATTGTCTGCCTTAGAGGCTTGGGCGGCTTTGTAATCGCTAACGTATGTGCTGAAATCTAAAACATCTTCGTCATGTACATCTCCTTCGCTGTCTGCTTCGGGCATGTTATCAAGTATCGTTGTCCCGCACGCAACTTTGAACGCGCAGTAGTCACATGATCCGTCCATCCGTCCTTCTGGAATGATGTCGTTAGGATTAGTGACCTCGAACACATCCTCTGCTCGGCCTTTGCCGATAGCATAGATGTCCTCGTCGAACTCGATAACGAATGGCGTTATCTCATCAAGCCAGGAGGCGTTGATGTAGAGTATGATCGAGAAGACCGGTTTCCACTGCGTCTTCTCGCGGATAAGACCCACCTGCATGTGCGTCTGGTAGTTGTGTTTTTGTTTCTCGTCATTGATGTTGGTGAAAGGGTCGATGCTCTTGACTTCAAGGTTGATACAGTCGCTCTTGATGTCAGGGATGCGGATGATATGCTTCCTGTACTTGACGACGACAGCTGCTCCCCAAGGAAGCCCTCGGATGAGACCATCGGGAGTAGCAGAGGCACGTCCGTCAACAAGCGTTGTCTGGTTTTCTCCTTGATAGAGAAGTTCAAGTCCTTCCGGCAAGTGATTGGACACTGCTGGTACGACGAAGTTATTCTCGATGACATTGCCGCGCTCGGTCGCTCCCCATCGCTGAGTGAAGTCGGCATCTTGTTCAAAGCCAAAGTCCTTACCCCGTTTCTTGAACCACGCTTCACGCAGGCATCCATAGACTTCAGACGCACCGACCGACTCGCCACGATCATACATCCATTCTTTTGGATTAGCTTCTATGTAATCGTCGAAAACCTTCTGCAAGTCAAGTACAAATTCTTCGGCCATGATAGATTAAGCTTTCTGTTTTGCCAGTTGTGCGCGGATCTCTGTCATCGACCGGCGTTTCTTTGGTTGTTTGAAGTAGGATTTGCTCAAAACCACGAGTTCATCCTTTGCGCGGGTCACGCCGGTATAGAACCACTCAGGGAAGCCGTCCATGCGACGCGGGTACTCGCCGACCACACACACCTTCGGCCATTCAGAGCCTTGGGATTTGTGTACGGTGAGAGCGTACGGATACATCACCTTGACGCCCTTGCGCTCAGATTCGATGCGGGAATAAGTATCTTCTCGCTGATTGTCCATAAGCATCACGTTCGGAGGGATGAGGTCGCTAAGGCACAGGACGCAGCTATACTCCAGACCATTCTCAAGCTCGATTGTAGCCTTCGTCAGGTACGGGTTGGTCCGCTTCATGTATTCGTCAGTGGCTTGGATCTCAACGATTTTCAATGGCTGTCCTTTGAAGATGCCGTCGTCGGCTTTGTTCTGGTCGAACAAAAGTTCTTCACCGGGCATTGGCCGCAGCTGATCACCGTCAGGAAGTGACACGTAGTCAAAGCCTTTTGCAAGCCGTATGGCGAGGTTCAGGTGGTGCCGCGTGACGTTCTTCCACACAAGCACTTGATGATCCTTGGCGTATTCCAAGACGGTAGCGATGCCTTCATCGTCGCTGTACGTCAAGTCAGCAGAGGCTGCGAAGGTCTCGATGTCCACAGCGCCGTTGCCGCGTACGTTGTGCGCGACTTTGATAATCCCAGAGCCTTCAGCCTGTCGGTGGATTTCAGTCAGCTTGATGTCAGGATTGGCGAGATCGATTGCAGGACGATCCTGTACAGGTGGGAGCTGTCCGTAGTCGCCGAAGTAGATCTTCGGAACCTTGATGTTGTTGATGAACGGACGCATCATCGTGTCCTGTCCAATCATGGAAGCCTCGTCGCAGATCAGGCAATCGAAGAATTCATAGAAGTCTTCCGGGTCGATCGCTTGGAAAGACATCTTGCTCTTGTTGCCATACTTGTCTGCCAGGTCTTGGAGGTTTTCCCACTCAGCTAGGAGTTCAGCGCGCATGTGAGGACGTGCCATCATGTCAGCTTTGCAGACTTCCATGCGCGCGTTGATCTCTTTCAGATGATCGACAGGATTGTCTGTCAAGACTGAATGAAGGGTGCGCGCCTTAAAGTAGTCCTGCTTACCACTGATCACGTGAGCTGCTTTTCCAGTTGGTGCGCAGACAGCAGGACGGAAGCCTTGTTCTTTCATGCGGCGGACCAGTTCGATCAAGGTCACGGTCTTGCCGGTGCCCGCGAGACCTGACACTGTGAAATGGTTTTCTCCGTCGCCTTCTTCAAGGTACTCCAGAGCCATTCCTATCGCTAGGTCTTGTTCTGCGTTGAGTGTGATTGCGTCGGACATCGTGGAATTCCCTTTGTATAAACTTTGTATTCGGTGCGGTATGATGGGTTCTACCTGGAACCCATTGCATGGTCACGTACAAACGTGATCATTGGTTAATGGCACTCAGCCCAGTTGTGGCCGATCTTGAATTCCGCACCGATTGGACAGCTCATTCCAAAACTCGATCCAGCGTCCGCAGCAGCTTCAATACAGAGCGCTGCAAACTCTTCGGCAACTTCCGAACGAGCCGCTGACTGAATTTCGTCGTGTACAAAGGCAAGCATTGCGAAGTCACCATGCCATCCATGATTGAGTCCTTCAGCCATTGCATAGTCTTCTGTGAAGACGAGCCAGCGTTTGGCAATAAGAGCACCGGCTCCTTGCAGTCGTGTGTTGAGAGCAGCATGTTCAGATCGGATAGGGACTTTGCGTCCGTCGAGACCATAGATGAATCCTTTCTGCGCCTGGGCTTGTGTTTCCTTGATCACGCTGTTGAGCGCGGGCAGACCGTCCATCAATTGCTGACGGAAGCGTCGGCCAGCTTCAGCCCACTGACTTGAGTCCAAGTCCGCTGCAATAGTCGCGCCAATCTTTGGATCACCCGCGCCATACAGCAGCCCGTATAGCCCGCGCTTTATCGTACTGCGGCTGTCGATACCAGTTTTCGACATGTTGTACGCGTGGATGTCCTGGCCGCTCGCAATCACTTCGATCATTTCGCCACCGTCGTATGGAGACATCGCGTCTGCCAGACAACGGAACTCGATACCTGATAAGTCTGCGCCAACTTGCACCCATGGTTCACCTTCAACGGTTTCAGGAACATAAAACAGCGAGCGACATTCGTATCCGTACTTGCCTTTGAGGCCAAGTATTGGATGATCATCTTTGTCCAGTTGCACCGAGGGCACCTGTCCAAGGTTCGGGCCATGATGGGACGCGCGGCCAGTGACAGTGCCGCCGATGTTGATGTAGCAGTGGACCGCGCCGGTCTCTTTGTCGAATTTTTTGATCCAGGCTTCAGAACCGTTCGAGATATAGCCCAACAGTTTTTGCAGCTGGAAGATGTCCGCAAGTTCGTTGCAGATAGGATGGCGTTCACCCATGGCGCGCAGAACGGTGTCGTCAACGGACGGACGCCCTGTCTTGGTCCACTCAGTCGGGTGCCACGCAAAATCGTCTGTGAGGAAGTCTATGACCTGATCTCGCGACGTTGGCGAGAAGGGTTTCCACTTCATCTTGCAGTAGGCACCACCAGCTGTCCGGTCACCACGCTTGGTAGGATCTTTTGATTTGGCATCCTTCTTCGGGATGGTAATTTCCGCCCACCACTTGCGTGAGTAATCTTCTCCCCACTCTTCACGTGGCGGCTTGTAAGCCTTCTTCGCCTGGAGACCTTTTGGATCATTCCAGAGGGGACTTATCACGTACTTTTTTTCCGCTGCGAACGCGCCGCATCTTTTTTCGACGACGGCTTGGACTTTCACCGCCATTTCGGATTGTAACTTTTGGGCGAGTACCTCGGCCTCCGCCAGCTTGAAAGGGAAGCCGGTATGCTCCATGTAGGTGACAACTTCTTGTGTCGCCTGTTCCATGTCGATCGTGTCGAGCGAGACGTTATGCTTCTCGATGAAATTCCAGAGCAGAATGTTGACGTCGATATCGTTCTCACAATAGTCGTCCATCTCCTGATTCCATTCGGACCAAGGGTCGAGACCTTTTGCCTGCATCTCTTTCGCATAGTCGCCCTTGCGCTTGCCAAGACGATAGCCCCACGAGTCGAGTGAATGCTTGCCGATCATCTTTGCAGGCAGTCGGCCTTGCTTATTCGCGGCGAAGTCCAGTGGCTTGAAATCGATCGGGAGCAAGCGCACCATGACAAGCGTGTCGCGGATCTCGATGTCTCCTGCATGGAAGTGCGGGTAGACGATGGCCACGGCCTTGATGTCGAAGCCGATGATGTTGTGGCCAATCCACATGTCAGCTGCTTCCAGCATAGCCACGCCGTCGGCGATGTCGTTGCCAGCCTTGTTGTTTCGGAAGGCAAACTTCTCAAGCGTGTCCACGTCAATGATGTGCAGGCAATGGATTCGATCCATCGTCGGCAGGAGACCGTTCGTCTCCACGTCCCATAATAATCTACGTCCCATGTCAGGTTCCTCGATACTTAGGATGCGTAATTGCAGCCTCTATCATTTCCATTGCAAGCAGGCGGTTCGTATGTTGTGACCTTGTAGTGTTCACACACGCCTCTATGTCACCCGGAAGGTATGTGACCTTGATACCAGACGGACCACTGCCGACGTGCTGTCCGCCACGGTTGAAGCCGAAGGGCCAGGACTCAATCTTCAAGTGTTTTGGATCTATCAATGTCAGGTTCCTCATATTGGGCGTCACACTTTGGGCAACAGTTGTTATCGTTCAACTCACCGTCACCCCGGCAGTGGTCGCATCCAAAGTCGTCGTCTTCAATTGATACACCCCAGGCTTCGATGTCAGGCACTTCTGTCTCCTATCGTTGAGCGCACCACTTCTGGCCACGCATTGTTACAATCGTTCGCTTGCCGTTCGAGTATGTTACAATGTGAGAATGGTTCCAGCCGGTCAGTCCGCCTCGATTATATCCTTGATCGCGGGTACAGGAATGCCCCGCAAGATAGATGCCTTCATATATGCCTGCACCATGCTTGTCAGCGATGTTGGCTTTAGGACCCATCTTGGAAAATGATTTGATGTGCCCCTTTGCCCCGTTGGCACCTTTGTCACCGTGTAGCGCGTTCTCGATGTTGCCGCAAATAACAAATGATCCGGTGTTCGGAATGAACTGCACATTGTCGAGGTCATAGTCCTGCTTTCTGATGCCCCACTCAGCGGCGAGGAAGTTGTCTTCACGTTTCTTGATTGCTTTGTAGTAGGCAGTCTGTGCTTCAAGAAAGAACAATGCGTTGGCTGGATCGAAGCGGGTGTCGGCGGTCTTGAGCCACTTCTCGAATGCACGGTCATGATTACTGTCGATGACGATGGACTCGCAGAACTCACGCTGAGTGCCTTCTAAGAAGCGTGCTGCATTGATGAACTCACCTTCGACGTTTGACTTGCCGTTGATGTGCATCTTGTACCAGTGATGCGGGTCCTTGACGTTGTGATGGTTGCGTCGGCGGAAGTCAATCACATCATGGAAGAATTGGTAAACCGGTTTCAACGTATCGAGCATATTATCTTCAACCATGACGATGCTGCTGAACTCAGAGTCGTATCCCCACGATCCGATCGCCGTATCGTAGTCCAATGTTTCCGCGTGGATGTCGCCCCAGGTAATCGCCTCAACAATTCCGCTACCCTCTGTAATGGCTCCGTCTGCCACATAGTTGTTCAGATCACAGAACGCACCATCTTTGTCAGCCGCGAGGTGGCGACAGAAGAAGTCACCTTCACTATCGATCTCAACGAGCACTGCGCCGATGACGTGATGGAATTCGGCTTTGATGCCAGCCTTCTGTTGAAGGTAGTTCGGCAACGTGACGGCACCGGTTGTCATGATGATCTTTGGGTCGTCATGGAGCCGCGTGGGGACGCTTTCGAGAACCACCTTCGGGTGAGGAAGGATGGCCCACTTTTCACGCGTGTACGTCTGAAAACCAGATAGGGGATCGGTTGCAGTCGGTAGCGTGTTCATCTCACCGCAGAAGACCAACCGGCCATCGACATCGAACCGTTCATTGGAGATGTAGTCGGCGATGTCTGGGTGATAGATCGAGACGATGTTCTTGTCTTCGCGCGCCGTCGCCTGCATGTTGTAGGTGAAGCCGCTGATGTGGATGTTAGCATTCAAGTGGGCTGCGTATGCTTTAAGGTTCTCCATGAAGCCTTCGTGCACTGCGGTGTGGGCCTGGGCCGATGAGAAGATCCAGGTTTTGACAGCTGCGCCCCGCCGAGGCTTCTTTAGAGCCACCGGCTTGTTCTGGTTTTTCGTGGTGTAGGAGGCGGTAATTTTACGGTGTCGGCGTTGGAAAGTGACGCGGGCTATACCTAATCCCGTGGCGGCTTTGTTGAGACTGCCGTACGTCTTGACAGCTTCGAGGACTTCAGCGTCTGACATTTTCGCCAGAACAGGATGTGGAGCGGCCATGTATTTTGTCCTTCTTATTTCAATGCGTTGGGTATATCACGTCATAGGGCCACCTGCAAGCTACAGGTATTTCTGGCCCATCATACGGTCAATGTTCTGCTGTCTCACGTCGAGTATTTCCACAAGTTCGGCCTCGATAGAATCCTCAATGACAAGGCGGTATACTGCGATTGGATTGAGCTTTGTAGGTAGCCACGGTCTCTCTTCGGCCTGATCGTATTCAGAGGGCACTGCTCTAGCAAACTCTGCAATGACAACGACGTCGGATGCGGACAGTTCGATGGCTTCGGACATAGACTGGAGGTTTCCAACAATGATTCGACATGTTGGATCAGTCTGGAAACGTACTCGCTCTGCTTCGCGCTGAGAGGTTGACATGCCTCCGTATACTCGTGCGATAGTCTCAGGCGCAAATGCATCGTAGAACTTCTCAAGGGGTTCTCGGTGGTGATAGAAGACGATGACCTTGGGTTCAGTTTCAAGAATTTCGTTGATGACATCGACGACCATATCGACTTTTCTGAGAGCCAATTCACGACGGGCAACTGGCCCTTTCCCTTCGACCATTCCGACATCATCAAGCGTAACGTCTCCGAGCTTATCTTCGCCACCGGCATTTAACATCTCTCTTAGTTTGTCCAAATTCTGTTGGAAAGCCGAGCGCTCTGTAGCGAGCAGGCGGGATAAACCAGTCTTTGGCAACAAAATAGTCTGACGTAGTGGAGGCAATTCTTCTAACACGTCGCCCTTCTCGCGGCGTATCATAAAGGTTTTCCTTAGATAGAATTGCAAGTCCTCTTCGTTTGAAGACCCGCTTGTATCGAGTCCAAACGCGCCCTTGAACGCGTTGCAATACTTGTAGATGTAGCTTTTCCAGTTGGACCCTAAACCGCTTTTGTCGAGCTTTTCGATCATAGGCCACAGCTGGATTGGTCGTGTAAAGATCGGGGTTCCAGTGAGACATATGAAGTGTTCCTTCGCTTTGATCTTCTGGTCGCGTTTCTTGCCCTTGACCGGCTTGCCAAAGGTTATCTTTGTGCGCTTGGATTTTGGATTGCCAAGCTTATGTGTCTCATCGCTGATCACGACATCCCAATCGATCGACGTGAGATAGTCGAAGTGCTTTTCGAGTAGCTCGAAATTGATGACCAGGAAGTCCGTCTCAGGATTGTTCGGTCCTTCGCAGTATCCCACACTCATGTCATGAACAAGCCACTCCTTCGCTTCACGGACCCAGCCCACCTTCGCGTTTGCGGGAACAACCGCCAGAACGCGTCGTGGTCGGTCGGTTTCGGGGAGTAGATTGATGACGCCGAGAGTTTGGATGGTTTTGCCAAGGCGTGGGACATCAGCGTTGAGTGAGCCCCAGCGCGACGCCATGAAGGCGATTCCTGCTTTTTGATAGTCACGGTATTCCCTTCCTGGTGGTGCGGGCACTTGGATGTCCGAAGTTACCGCAAGGCTCTCAGCGACAGCTTCTCGCTTGATGTTGATGAATTTAGAGACAACTATAGCTGTCCCGTCGTCGCAGAACTCCAAAAAAGGAACCACGCGTTCAATCTTACTTGTCCTCGCTTCGTCTCTGATCTTCAAATGAAGCCAGCCTTTGCTTTTCAGTTCAAGCAACTTCTCGGGCGATCCGGTCGCAAAGAACCGGCCACCTTTATGTGTGATCTGGAGGGTCATGTTACCTTGAATGCACCTAAAGGCACTTTATGTTACCTTGAGGTAACATTTTCAGTTGGCTGGGAGGATGTAATAGCGCCCTTGGATGCGCTCGACATTGTAGCGCTTGTAGAACACGCCCACTTTACAAGTCACACGAATGCGTCCCATCCCCGCTGATTCGAGTTTGTGGATGCTGTCACAGCGGTAGCCGTCAGCTACGATTTCTTTTCTGAGACTTGCGTAGGCTTTGGCAGGGTATGCGAATGCGATCCCCACGATGCAGACGACGCAAACGATGGCCAGAACGACAGCGTAGAAGGGAGGTTTCGGCCTGACATAATATTTCGATTCCATGGAGGTATTCCTTTCGATAGTCTATTCAGATGGACGGGAGATAGCAACCATGAGCTGCGCGTACATACGAGCCATGCTTGCAGTGAGGGGGTTGTGCGCAGAGTCCACGATCGTTTTCCACGTGGTTTCAGTTACCAGCTCTTTACCGGACTCGATGTGTCGCAGCGTTTGTTTCACGCCACCGACTTCAATGGTCTGCGTGAGAGCGAAATAGGGGTACAGCAAACGCCGACGCTGGGCAAACAATGCTGCGTTTTGGAGCTGATCGTGTAGGTCTGTTCGGCGGTCGTCCATGACTTAATACCTTTCTTTGGATTTGTGACACGGAATACCCCGCATCGAGCAACAGTCTTTCACCTTCACTGTATTTGATCAAGCCTTGTTTGATGTTTCGGATGATCTGTTCTTCTGACACTACGGTTGGCTCACTGTCAGATGGTGGGGCACGACGGACTTGCCTGCAAAGGTCAGGATGATCACCTCACCACGCTTCAGTCTATCCAGTTCGAGTGGGTTCGGGCGATAGGCGAACTCGACGCCATCTCCACCAACATAGCCGGAAATTGTTTTGCACGGACCAAACTTGGCTTCGTCCCAGTTTCCTGGAGGACCAAATTCTACGTTGTCTTGTTCACGTCGGATGGGTTTCATGGGAAACTCCTGTGTCTTGAGTAAAGGTCGGGAGAGGCAGGTATAGGCGACCAAACCCTCTGCACTCTCCCTTGCGCGAGGGAAAGGAATTAAACCTCGCGCTGTTCTTAGATGCCCCAGGTATCTATGTTGGGATCATCGTGATCGTAATCTGCCGCAGGGTTCTCACGCTTCTGGCGAAGCTGGATGCGGAATTCTTCGACGGCTCGCTCGTCTTCTTCATGACCAAGGCGTTGCAGTTCCTCTTGATACCGTTCTTCTGCGATGCGCTTGGCTTCTGCTTCGATGGCGCGCTGTTTGTATTCACGCGCTTCAGCTTGTCGAGCGTCTTCGATTGCAAGATTTTCAGCAATCTCCTTGGCCGCTAATGCGTCAGCTTCATCTCGGCGCTCCACCTCTTCTCGGACTTCAGCTGCAACGAATTCCGCTTCAATCCTATCTGCGGCTGCCTGCGCGTCTTCCGTGTCGGCGTCGTAGCAGGTACATTCGTCGATATACTCGCCGCAGTCGGAGCAGTCATCTTCGTAATCTTGGTAATCTTCGTAATCTTTCTCGTCCAATTGCTCTGCGGAGTTGGCGGGAGTTTCAGTTGCCAATTCAGTTTCGAAGCCTCCGCCAAGGTCATAGAGAGGTTTCATTCCCTCCGTTGGCAGAGGACTTCTTGAGACAGGATCATCAAGAATCATCATTGGTTCTGGGACAGGACCGTAGTCGTCATTGAACTCGTCGTCCATGACGATCGTGTGTGTGGTCTCAGGTGCCTGGAAAGCAGAGATGCCCACAGTGCCGCCAGTGATCAATGGAGTGCCCTTGAAGAAGTCTTTGCACTCTTCCTGCGGAACTTCACCGATGACTTTGTATTCGCACGCACGGCCTTTCTGATAGTTGTAGTCGCGAGGAATGGCACACACATTCATTGGGTCGATTTCGACCACAACAACTTTGTTCTCTCCGCCACTGCCATAGTGGCTCAGGTATTCAAAGCCACAGAAATGAAGGCCGTTGCTGCACTCTCTGTCACGGTCACTGTCAACCGCTGCCCGTTCCATCTTGACGACGAGACCAGGGGCGTTGCTGATCTTGGTGCCGCCAGGACCCTGGTGGATCGACGTGTAGTCACCAGCCACTTTCTTGAACGCAATCAGGTTGCCTTCGGAAGTGATTGGAAGCTGTGCGCCTTCCATCCATTCGAACAGTTCTGCGCCGATGTCTGTCTTTGGGTTCAGCATGATCTTGTTCATGAACTTGGCAAGCGGAGCCACGTCGAGACCTTGGTGAAGGTGCTGCATGATGCGCTCTGCGACGAGGTTGTGGACAGGCTGGTCGGCATACAGGACACCTTTGTCTGTGACCTTGACGAGACCTTCGGTCAGGCGAGTGATGTACGCGGGGATGTCCAGCAAGTCACGCAGCTTGGAGACAGCTTTCTCAATGCGTTGATCTCTGGTGCCATACAGTTGGCGAGCGACGAAGCCCAGCTCTGGTGCAGAGTGCATTTTGTCAATGTCCGTGAGGACTTTCCTCACTCGGAGGAAATTGATATGTGAAGAAGGAATTATCCGCATGCGGCCTTCGAAGAAGATGCTGATGGATTTGGGAGTGATCGATGCTGGAACTCGGGTCATGATGGTCCTTTCATTGGGTTGTTCTATTCTCTGACACTCTTGTACGAGCGTACCGGGCCGGTGTCTACTTTTAAATAGACGCTTGGTTAACTGGCCCGATCAACTGTCTCGATATACTCAGCCATATGAGACAGCTTATCTCCCTCGACCTTCTTCACGCCACCATAATACTTCTTCGTCAGATCCATGTACTGAAGCATCGGATAGCGGCTTACCACTTCTTCCCATGCTTTCTCTTTCGTTTCTTCGCTGATAATCTTTGCAAAGCACGCCCGTTCGGCTTCATTCATCAAAACAGGAACGTTCAGCTGTTCTGCCAATCGTCTCAGATTATTGACATTGCCTTCACGAGCAAGTTTTCGCTCGATGATTTTCAACTTGATAGTCGCCTCACGAAGCGCACCACGATGTGTCGGAAGGACACCTTTCTGGATCAGTGCACCACATAGTTCATGTATGTGCGTTTCGCCAGTAAATTCTCCCTTCTCATTCAACAGCATGATCAGTTCCGGTGTCATCCGTGACTCGACAACTTCCTGCAAGATAGGACGCAGTCTCTGCCATTTACCACCGGCTCGCTCAATTTTCTTACGATGCGTCGCAGGGATCTGAACAATCTTCGTGTCCGCATCGATCTTTCCTACTGCAAGCAGGAAGGCGTGTGCCTGGGCAAAATCATAATCGGACCACATGTAGTTGAAGTCATTCATTCGGCCACGTGTCGTCTCAATGTAGAGCACGTTGTCATCGTCTGACGAGATGTCAGAAGAAATCCAGTTCATGCTGCTCGGCCCCGTTATGTGGGCTTCCTTGCATTTCACCGTGGCACGTGTGTACTGTGCCCGCGCTTCCTTCGGAGCTTCTGGCAGCTCAGACACGATGTGCAGCGCACCTTTATCAGGGCGACCAGCCATGATCATGAAACGTGCTGCTTGACTTGTGTTTGCGTCACACTTCACCCAGACGCAACGCTTGGTGCCGAAGTTGTTTCCGACTACGTGGTTGTGACGGAAGTGGTGTGCGATGTTCAAGCCGCGACCACGTGTGTTTTTGCCGTCACCGACGATGTCCAAGTAGATGATGTCTTTGCCAGGACGTAGAAAAGCAGTACCGTTATGCGCCCACTTGCCGTCCCAGGCATTCTTGTGCCGTGCCGTCAGACCATTAATCGACTGGCGATCAGTAACTTGCATCACACGGCGACCCAACATCTCGCGTTCTTTTACCCTGAAGTGTATTTCGTCCGTCAATTTCCGGCCTTGGAACTTCAATGTGCTGCCCAAGATTCGCGAGACGGTGTCGCTGATTGACTTGTCCGCCATGATCTCTTGGTATTTGGCCGTAGCCTCCCACCGTGTTTTACAACTGTTGAACTCCGCTACGAACTGTTCTGTGACCTCTTTATATGCGGAGGCAGCGCGCTTAACAATGTTGGCCTGCGTCTCGGGGTCGTATGAGAGGCCTTCACGTGAGGCTGCGATGTCCACTTCACCGATAGGGAAGTCGATGATTGTGTTCGCTTGCAGGATGATCTTTGTTGGCTCATCGCAATCTTTGATCGAGTTCGGATCAATTGGGTAGAGGACGCAGCCTTGGCGAGCGAACGCTTGTGCGCTTGCATAGCGGTCTGGGTTGACGTAGAAGCTCCAGCCATCACCCGTATAGAGTGTTTCGATGTTGCGCTTCTCTTCAAAAATTTCTCGTTCACGATCGGGGACGTCGATGTTTGGTTGCACTGGGAAGCCACGAGCAACCTCGCCAGTTTTCTGGGCGAACTCTCTGACGTCCATTGTGTCAACCGGGAAGGAGACCTCGACGCCTTGCGGTTCCGTAGACGGTGAGCGATCCATGAGGTCGATACATGGGCAGCGCTCGCGGTCGAGGTAGGCGGAGTAGACGCGGACTTCGCCGTCCAACCAAACAGTGACCGTGAAAGCGTCCGTATACGCATAAGGACTTTTCGAACCAAGGCCCAACATGCCGACTGCATCATTTGTTTGTTCCTTTGTGCTTTCGAACACAGTCGAGTACAGCCCCATGACTGTCTCATGTGTCATGGAAATGCCGTAGTCCCGGACTGAGAAGTGTGGTTCGAATAGGGATGGAAGGTGGACATCAAACGGGACATCGCTCTTGCCTGCTTCAGCGTGGCTGTCGAAAGCGTTCGACCAAAGCTCACGGATGGCGGCGCGCGGCTTGTCTGAGTACAGGCCGTCGATGAGGATTTTGAAGGCTTTGCCGCTGGCAGCAATTTTGAATTTAGTTGTTTCAGCGGTGCCGATGGTCTGAACGTCACGTTCTTCGATATTCATACGCATTCTGTTGTTCCTTTTCGGTTGGTCATTCGCGTTTCGTTGAAATGAATATGTCAGAACCTTTCCCCTGACGCAATTCCTTGATATTGACATAGTTAATAGGACGTGACATTGTAGGCACAACCCTTCCAAAACCTTATAAGGTGTACTTTTATGACAACTCTCGCCCCACATCTCGTTGTAACGGAACTTGCCGACAGCACGGACTGCGACCGGGTTGTAGATCCTGGAAAATATTCTGTTGTCACGCCTGGAAATGGGCCTAGTGGTGACAATTTCATCATAGAAGTGCTGAAGACAACCATTTCCGGCATTAGTGTTGTGATGCAGCGCGCCTTCGCACAGAGCACCAACGGCGTCTATGTACGCTTCTTGAATGCTGGTGCGTGGACCACCTGGACACAAGCGGGCGGCGCAGCCGCTGCTTCAAGTGTTTTCACCTTCGATCCCGACCTGCTAACCAGATCTATGGCTGCTCCGAGTTGGTCATCAGCCACAGCGGCTACTACACACCTGGGAGCTATTTTAGATAACTCCAACTTTACAGGTCTTGAAGACGACGCAATTCCTTATCGTGCGCAACCGAATATTAGACTGCAACCTACAGCAGGTAATTTCAACGGCGGCAACATCTACACCAGAGATATGGGATTGTTTCGAGCGCAGGGTTTCCGTACCCGTCAGCGATTTGCTGTAGGTGCGACCCTTCAACCGAATCATCGTATTTTTGTTGGACTATCTTCTGGCGGCATTGTTCTGAATAACCCGACAACAAATGACAATTTGATCGGATTGTATTTGGACGCTAATGCTGATCCTGATTGGCAAATTCTATCCAACGCTACAGGCACATCCCAAACACCAGTAAACGGTGTAACAGGATTTACAGCGGTTGCAGGACAGTTCTTAGAGGTTTGTTTCTATTCTGAGGCTGGTGGCGCAGGGATTGAGTATAAGGTTACCAATCTTGCGGACTCAGCGGAATACTCTGGAGAAATAACTTCGGAACTACCGACTGCAACGCCAGCAAGCGGGGAGTCGCTCAGTTGCACCACTGAGACCAACAACGGCGACCACGCCTCAAACGTAGCAGAAGCTTTCTTCCACTATTCGATGGCGCAGGCACTTTAATCAAAACAGGATAAGGTGATGAAGCCTTCCAACATCATGCCGGAGGGGGCGAATATGGACCACCCTCCGCGTGAGGACGGGTGGTATATCTATCACAACCCGGTCAATGGTCCAAATGGATCATCGACTGGGTTCTTCTGTCTCTACAGCTATGCTGCAAAGATGAACGGCGCGCATCGCGCAGTGCAGTTCATGATTGATTTAGGGACTGGCTGTCTGTTTGTTCGGTCAGGGGCGACAGGGTCTTCTGCATGGACGATGTGGCGGGAAGTTAGCGACCAAACACACATGCAAGTTGTAGAGGACCAGATTGCGTCCATTAACGATTTCATCGACACACACCTTGCCAACAACCCAACATCCGTCTATCGATGGCAGTATCAGCGTGCGGTGTGGCAGGTCATGCCGAGAAACGAGTACGAGCATGGTACGTGGCAAAAGCACATTGATGATGCACAGATGACCGCTGGACGAAAGCGGCGTATGCGCTTCTATATCCTTGAATCCAACGTAATCCGACGATCGCACGGCCTGACCAAGCGTTTTGAAAACGAGGTCCTTGGTGCGACGCAAGACCAGAAAGACCACATATGGAAAGTCGCTCCAACGATACGCCTTTAAGTGACCTGATCATCCCGTACCAGAACGCGCATAAGATGTTCGTCCACCTGGATGCTCCATTGGAGGGTTCAGATTCTCCGGTGTATGCGTCCTATGAGTACGCTATTGTTCGGCTTCCTGAACTGGCGCAGTTTAAGATGTACCACGACAGCTCTACGTTCATCACTGAAGGAATACAGACAGAGACGGGCGATCGACTGGTCGCTCTTTTGATGTGGGTCAATCTGCTCAACGATTTCTGGGAACGGTGCGGAATCTCAGGCACCTGTCCTCAGTACGTTGCCATGTATCACATCGTTGAAGCACAAAGCTTTCGACACCAGATCTTGCAAAAACTGGCGAGCACCAAACCTCATCGACGCGCAGGAAAGAAGTCTCAGAAAATCAAAAGTCCAAAGCTTACTTCGGTGGATGCTGGTCGGGCGTTTGGTTTCCACTAGGCTTGCAATCGAGCAATGTTCTCTCTGCTACGTACACTGAGAAATATCCCACAGCTGCGACGCAGCCCCATTCCAAAAGCTCAGGAAGTGACATCGGACCCAACAGAAATGTTCCCACAAGGACGCCTGCAAGACTTGCAATTACCAATGCGATTATAAGGTGCTTCAGCATTATTCTGCCTTGTCGTCGTGAGTATGGGTTTCTGTTTTACCGTCGTTATTCTTATGAGTGTGCGGTGCGGGGCCGGGGACACTGTTCTTGTAATGGTTGCGGGCGGCTTCAGCTACCCAATCGAGAGCCTGTGTTCCGACATAACCACCAATGCCTGCGGCGATCAGTGCCCAATCCGGATTGAGCTTGAGCATGACCTGCGCGATCATGTAACCAGAGAACCCTGATACAAGTGCGTGTCCGATTAGTAGACCAAATTTAGGAGCCTGACCTGACTTGAGGTAGCTATCCAGGTAGCGCGCAATGCCACCCATAATCGCCAGAATTACCCAAGCAAGTTCCGGCCACGATTCAAGAAATCTCATGGTGGGTGCTTTATCAAATGTTGCTGCCACAGCGTTCTGCATGTGTGAGTTTCCATATACATCAAATGAGCGGAATTGTATACCCGTCCACCGGTGCGTTAACCTTGATTCTTGTTTCCACTTCCATTTTATGGCGTACCTGTCAACCTATAATAACTTGGCACAGAAGCAAAGGAAAAAGTTATGACAAAATCGCGCAGGAGGTCACATGATACCGACACTTGATTTCGGATCTCGAAAAAGCTATGGTCCAAACCGTCAACAAGTAGCCAAGAAAGGCCACGTGACGAAGATCATGCAACATCGCAAACAGCTTCTAACCACGACTCAACCGTACGTTCCCTCCGAATTTGATGATGAAGGAGAGCCCCGACCGCTTCGAATATGCACCGTTTGCGCCGGTTGTGTCCCTGATGACGACCCTGGTGTTGAGACTGAAAACGGATCAGAATGTTCCGTCCACAGTGACCCGATGGGGTTCGCTTATGGCCGATAACGTCAAGTGGAACTGGACCAAAATAACCAAAGCTACACTCCCGCCCGACGATCGTTACTTCATGACATGGTCGGAAGAAGACATACCCCCCGTGGCGGTGTGTCGCACCTACAAATTCGACGGGGGTGATCGCTATATCCTCTATGCCGATGAACTTTTGTGCGATGTCGCACCAGAAGGTCCTGTTGGGGCAACCCATTGGGCAGAGTACCCGGAAGGACCTACAGATTGACAACCATCCTCTTGACTGAAGATATGATCGGCTGGGATGACCAGCTGACATTCGGCGACCAGAAGCATGCTTGCTCGTTCGAGAAAGTTTTCGTTGATGCCAACGGTGTCTGGGCTTTTGCCGGGTCACCTTCAAATGCCTTGCGCGCTATTAAAGGCATCGTGGCGGGAGAATTCTTCACTGAAATTCCCGGCCTCATGGAGTCGGCGGTCGGCGGCGAGAATCCGTTTGAGATCTTCCGTATGTGGGAAGGCTTGGACGGCGAGCGTCACATCCGGTACTGGTCGGAAGACAACATCTATGGCTTCACGCCTCCGTTACCGATGGCGCTGGGCACAGGTTCCTCTTTTGTTCTCGGTGCGTACTATGGTGCGGAACGGAATGTGACCGTCGCGATGAAGTTGGCAGTCGAGCACGACGCATACTCTGGTGGTGAAGTTCATGTGGACAGCACACTGGCGATGTGGGACAAGCACTTGTTGGCGAAGAAACGCCGCAAGGAAGCTGCGTTGTCTACAGAATAATTCTCCTTATATATCATGACCTTAGCCTGAGAGGTGCGCTTGACTTATGTCTGAAATCTTTTTCTCCACTGTTCCCTTCCCTGGTCTATCCAATGATGAAGTGATGCTGGAACCTACTTTTTCTGTAGGTGATCCGGTATGGACGTACGCGCGACGAGGTACGTCAACGCCTGAACCGATACTCGGCTTCGTGATGCATTCATTCACGATGGAGGGTCACTATCCCCCTGTGAAATATGTCGTGCAACACAACGGTGTGCTGTGTCTTCGGGACAGCTACACGATGGCAAAGAAATTGGATGACGTGAAAGTCAAGATGCTGGCCGAGGCCAGTGATCTTCGCGCACGTGAAGCATTGAAGGAATACACTTATGACGACTGAGTTTGAAGTATACGGCAAGGTTGCCGACGATTTGTGGGCGCACCCGGTTGCGATCGGGATAGGGAACGGTGTCAAAGACAACATCGCGAGGGCCGCGAACGGCAACGTGGCCATGCTGCGACCGATGCTCAAGTATCGGTTCGGCGAGAAAGACGGCAAGTACATCACGCAGGCGACATTCCTCGACGACAAACGTTCGAAGAAGCTCGCGCAGCGGTGCTCGATCATGATGTTCGACCTGGACGCGGGGCAACCTCTGGATGAGATCCTGGACGCGACAGAGAAGGTGAACCTGTTCTCTTTTGTCTGGGCGACGTACTCGCATCGCAAGACGGTGACGGCCATCGGCGTTGACAAACTGGCTGCGTGGATACGCAAGGACCGGCCAGAGCTGGAAGATGCGCCGCTGCCTGAGAAGTGTCGTGCTTATTTGTTGGGGGCCAAGACCCGGTACGTCGAAGACATCCTGCCCGGTGATCCAGGTAACGTGGATGGCGCACATGATGGCAAATGGTATGTCGATCCGACGACACAGCTGCACGCTGAAGAAGGCGAAGCATATTTTGTTTCGCATCAGCCGGTGGCGAAGTACCGCGTCATGTTTGTGTTGGACAAGCCGTTCGAGTTCATGGGCGTGCCAGGGAAATCACACACCGATCGTGAGCGGGATTGGGCGACGGCCTATAAGAAGGTCGGGGACGATCTGGGCTTCAATTACGACGCGGCGTGCTCTGATCCATCACGGCTCATGTACCTTCCGGCTGCTCCCAATGGGACGGTGTTGGAAGAAGGTGGTCATGAAGTGTTCGCTGCCGGTGGTGGCTTGCTTTCGTTGGACGGTGTGGTTGAGACTGCTGACGCTGAAGAGGCCGAGGTTGATTCTGTGATGGGTGCCTTTACTGGGTACGCTGAAGAGTCCGGTGTGGCCGAGACCGGCGCGCGGTTCGAGCCTAAGACGCCTGGGCTGTTCCAATTCCTCAAAGAGGTTGGGCACGAGTTCGACATCATTGGCTGGCTGATCGATGTCATGCCGGAAGACGAGATCCGCAACGGCGGAATGGAAGATGACCTGATCGAGGTGACGTGTCCAAACGAGCTGCACCACACTGGCGGCAGACGTGACGACGACTCGCCTATGTTCGCACGCTTCTCTGATGAGCACGGCTGGTGGCTGGGCTGTCGCACGGATGGCTGCACGCATGAGTTCGATGGCGACAAGGCCCGCGCACTGGATTGCTTTATCCAAGGCTGGAAGAATGCACCGCCGACTGGTGAGGCGTTGGATCTGGTGCCGACCGACTGCATGGTTGACCTGATCAAGAAAGAATGGTGTCCCGAGGCCTGGGCGCGACGGAATCCTGAAGAGGTAAAAGAAGCGGCAGAAACAGACGTACCAAAACTGAAAGTGCCCTTGACGTCTGCTGAGTTGCAGGTGAAGGCGCTTGCGATGGTTGAAGAGATGCCAGAAGAGGCGGACATCGGCAAGCAGTCCGACATCCTGGTCTGGCCTGCAAAGACCGATGACGAGGTGGTTCACGCCATGGTGATCGATGCGATTCTGGAGAAGACCGGCAAGCGCAACAAGACAGCGCTGGTCGGTATCTTGAAAGGGTATCGGAAGCATGAAGTGAAAGCAGAGAAGCGTCGCGCGATCGATGAGAAAGCGGCAAAAAGAGCGGCAACGGGCGACGTGAAAGTGGACAAAATCGTCTACAACGACATGCCTTGGCGTGAGCAGTTGGCTGTGTCTCGGAAGCGTCTGATCTATTTCAATCAGGCTGACCCACGTCTGTTCCAATGGATCGGGGCGGCTGAATTGTATCGTCTACGCTTGCCGAATGAAACGAACGATGTTGAAGAACGGAAATCTCATCACATGGATCGAATTGAGGTCCCGCAGATGAGCAACCTGTTGACAGATGCCGGTCTCGACTACGTGCGCATCAGTGAGAAGACAGAGCAGCATGTCTCGCCGTTCAATGACGTGACACGATCCCTTGCGGCAGACACGACCTTCACTCAACAGTTTCCGGTGCTCGATAACATCGTGCATGTTCCGGTGTTTGGGAAGGACGGTGTGCTCATCACAGAGAAGGGGTACTCCGAAGGTAGCCGCACGTATCTGGTTCCCGACCTCGACTTCATTCCGCTGGACGTGGATGCGGTCGATCAGGCGAAGGCCGACGAGGCGCTGGCTTTCCTGTTCGAGAACGCCTTGCGTGACTTTCCGTTCTCCGACAGTTTCAGTGGTGACGACGGTGTACCGATCTATCTCAAAGAGATGGAAGAGTATGTCGATGTCGATGGTGTTGATTGCTCATTGCCGAAGCCGAATTTAGAAAGGGGTGCATCTTCTCGCACACATGCGGTGGCCATGCTGTTGCAAGCATTCGTGCGCCCGATCATTGGTGCGAATGCCACGCCGCTGTTCCACATTGATAAGCCGGGACCGGCGTCGGGCGCAGGCTTCTTGGCGAACGTTCTCGGGTATATCTTGACGGGACGGCCAGCACCTGCTGGTACGCTGCCAGGGAATGAAGATGAGGTCAACAAGACCCTTATGACGTATCTAATGCATGGTCGCCCGATTGTGTTTTTCGACAACATCGCGACCACCATGAAAGTAGATAGTGCATCGTTGGCGTCGGCATTGACAGACTCATCGTACAATGGCCGCGCGTTGGGTGGCAACCAAATGGTCGACGCGGATGTCAGGAACATTTGGTTGTCGGCAGGGAACAACACACAATTTTCAGGGGAGATGGTGCGCCGCATCGTGCCGATCAAACTCGACTCCCGCGAAGAGAATCCAGAGCAACGCTCTGGCACGTTCAAGCACAACGACCTTCCTGCGCACATGGTAGCCGAGCGTGATCGTTATGTGTTCGCTTGTCATGTGCTGATCGCGTGGTGGGTGAAGTGTGGAATGAAGGACTGGAAGCACACGAAGAAGAAGAAGCTGACGTCCTTTGATAGGTTCTCTGCGGTGATCGGAGGCATACTCGACTGTTGTGGTCTGGGCGAGCACTTCCTGGCAAACATTGCTGGCTTCGTCGAAGACAAATCTACTGACCGTGATGATGAGCTGGGTCTGTTGGATGCACTTGCGGACACGTACGTTCTTGGTGAGGGCTGGACGAACGACAACGTGTTCCAGAATGCAATCTGGGTGAAGCAAGATCCGTACGACACAGAGACGATGGGAATGGCTCCACAGATGCGTGTGTCGCTGCGCGGAATGACAGACGATTCCAAGAAGCGAGACCTCAAAAAACAGATCCTAGCGCTGAAAGGCCAGACGCGAACAGTCACTTTAATGGACGGAAGAGAGACGCAAGTGCAGATCGTGCAAACACATGAAGGCAAAAAGGGGCGCGGAAACATGGCGCAATTCTGTCTGCGAGAGGTGGTGAAATAATAGGAGGTGTGCGTCCTAATCCTGAGTTGAGCCAATTGGGGGGAAATGTTCACGCATTTTTCCCTTTTTACGTATTTACGGGCGGAGCCGCGTTGAACCGTCCACCATAGAATTGTTTATAGATTACAGTACATTAGGGGAGTAATAGAACTACAAATAGTAAAATAAATAAAATAAACTACTATTAGACTCTACAGGAGAGAGAGTAAAAAAATAAAAGTATTGTAGTAGTGAAATGTTTTTTTTTTTTCTTCTCTCTATAGTAGAGGGAGGAACACGTTTATTTTCATTTAATTTCTGTTAACCACACCGTCCTCTACTTGTTGCTCCGCAACGCGGTGTCAGCTATACGGTGTCTCAAGCAAAGAGACGGTGTCTCCTTCGCGGGACGGTGTCAGCAATTTATGAGACGGTGTAATCAAAAGGAAAACAGATGGCGTTGCCCCAGACAAAAGAAGAACTTGAGCGGATGTGCAAGAAGATCGCGGCGGAAGGCAAAACCTTCACCACGGAAGACGGCAAGCGTGTGAGGCTGGTTCGCACACCGGGCACCCCGGATAGCTACCAACTTGTTCCCGTCGACAACTAGATCAACCGAAAGGAAAATTCAAATGACCATGACCTCCAAGCAGATTCATAGAGAACTCAGTGAACAGATCAATAACAGATATTTGTACGAGCACGTCAAGGAAGCGTTCGCGGACCTGACTGAGTACATGATGGCCGAGAAGGCCAACAAGTTCATTGAAAAGCTCGCGATCCAGATGCGGACACAAGGATGGATCTCCGCCAAGCAGTTGGTCGCTGCGGCCCGCACCTGGAAGGATCATCTCGAACACCTTGAAAAAGAGAAGACCACTCCCTTCCCTTTCCGCGTCAACGCCAGCCCAGTAGCTCTGATGTTCACCCGCGCCGCACAAGGTGGCGTTGAGAACCGGTTATTCGAGGCCGCTCCATGGACAGTCATCCCTGGCAAAGTCAACGACGACCTGTTGGTGTTTCATTCAGGGCACGGACACGTTGGTGCAATTATAGGGGGCATCTTCCATGGTAACGAGAAGTTGCCTGCCGTCATGCAGCAGCCTCTGGTTGAATTCCTTCGACGCCCTTCAGAGCACGCAAAAATGCATGGGGTCAAGACCGGGCGGTGCTCGTGCTGCCGAAGGAAGCTGACGGACCCTATTTCTGTCGAGAACGGGATCGGACCGGTTTGCGGGAGGCGCTGGTTCCCTTCCTCTTCCTCCTAGATCGAGCAGGAGAGGGTGCAGCAGGTTTAAAACGCATGTTACCGGCACCCTCACCAGCAGTTCGGCTCAGAAGGCCCCACAGGGCGATTAAAGCGGCTTCATGCTTTCCCTCATTCGTCATCTCAGTGTGTGCGTCCGGGAAAAGCGCTTGAGCGACACGCCGCGTCTGCCATTTGTCGGAGGTGCAACCCATCTCCTGCTTCCAACGTGAAGGAGATATGAAATGAAGAGGCACATTACGGCGACGGATGAGCGCAGTGAGCGCACCCTTGTTCTGTCCGAAGGTGAAGGCCCCTACATGGCCGTCGCTCGCCATGCTGAAGACGTCTTCGAAATGTACTTCGCAGGGCACTTCTCCGACCCGAAGCTCATCAAGTATGTTGTCAAACTCTACCGCATGCACGACGTTCTTTACCGTCGTCGCATGTTCCTCGACCAAAATGGGGAGGTTATAGGCAGCCATAGTACCCAAGTCTAAATCAAGCGCGACCAGTGCACCCTTTGTTCCTGGATCGATACCGATGTGAAGCATTGTTAACCCTCCTTGACAAAATGCATATAAAAGTATATAGGTCCTACCTGGATTTAACAATAGGGTAGCCTACCGTGGGAAAAGCACGCCTGAAGAAGCCTGAGAGAACTCCTGTCCGCAATATGTCGTCGCCGGTCCCGATCACTGGCTCGATACCGCTGTCCAACGTCAGGTACGAAGCGTTCGTGCTCGCACGCAGTAAGGGGCTGTCCCAAAAAGCAGCAGCAAGTGTCGCCGGGTACTCAAAAGCCACCGCATCACAGACAGGCAGCCGTTTGGAAACAAAAGTTCCAGCAGTAAAAGAACGCTTGGCATTTCTCAAGGGCCAAGTTGACGTCATGGATATGACCCTGGAGCAAGCGCGCCAAGAGATGATCGAAATGGGGGGTCCTGATCTTGTCGACGGGATAACAGCGAAATGGCTCTGTTTGGAATTCTTCAAGAACGCCGTCGAGGCACGAGCACATCGTCAGTACAAGGAGGCAAACCACGCTCTTGTGTACATCGCGAAGCTCAACAAGAAGATGCCTTCCGACATTCCCTTCCCACCAGGATCACCACATCCAATTGAGCACGCAGAAATATCAGTATCAAGGGCACTAACCCATGGCGAAGATAACGCTACAGAGACGCGAGCAATTCAGGGGAGCTTTGAAGACCCTGCGGGAGTGGGAGACTCTCCTGAGTCTGAGCCTGAGACGACGGAAGCCTTTGAGTTTGTCTCACCAAACGACATTGGAGAGGATGACGAAGACGGGGGACGCGGCACGCCAGCTTGATGCGCTTGAATATCGCATCGAGACGATGGAGCAGGACTACTATGGCCAGCTTGCAGACAGTGCCCACGACAGCCTGAGTTGCTACACCGAATTCATGACGCCGGATGAACCGCCAGCGAGCCATCACGAATTCATGTGTGACCACCTTGAAGCTGTGGAAAGACGGGACGTGCTTCGCTCCACGATGAGTTGTCCACCCGGGCACGCCAAGACGAAGTTCTTCTCGCGCATGTTTGCGTCGTGGTATCTCGGACGAAATCCCAAAGACAAATTTTTAGCAGGGGGGCACTCTCAGTCATTCGCAGAGAATGAGCTGGGCAAACCTGTACGCGAACTGATTCTTGAAGAGAAGTTCAACGTCGTATTCCCCAACGTCACACTCAATCCGAAGTGGAAGGCCGCAGGCAACTGGCGTCTCAACAACAACCGAGGCGGGTATGTCTGCAAAGGCGTAGGCCAGGGCATCGCTGGCTTCCGTGGCAACTGCGGCGTGATCGATGATCCATTCGGCTCACGTGAAGACGCGCAGTCTGCTCTCATGCGCTTGCGGGCAAAGAACTGGTTGTTCTCCGACTTCCGTCTCCGCCTGCTGCCAAACTCCCCGCTCATGATCGTCGCCACCAGATGGCACCAAGAAGATTTGATTGGGGTGGTAGAAGAACTGACAAAATTGGGGAAGGGCATACCTTGGGAGATCATCAACCTCAACGCGCTCATCGAGACCGAGCAGGAAATGATTGTCGATCCGCTTGGCCGCTCACTCATGGAGCCATTATGGCCCGACTTCTACACGATCGATGAGTTGATCGAGATCCGTGACACGTCTGCACAAACAGATTGGTGGGCATTGTACAAAGGCAAACCTCGCAACGCTGAAGGCAACGTGGTCAAGAGCAAATGGTTCCGTCGCTATGATGTCCTGCCGAGTAACTTGCCGGGACCCGATGGAATTATACAAAGGGGTGTAAAGAAGGTCACAGTTTCCGTTGACTGTGCGAACAAAGCAACGACCCGATCGAACCCATCCGCCATCACGGTATGGGTGGAGGACATGCACAAGCGTCACTATCTTGCTGAAGTCATCGTTCGCAAGATGGAGTTCATCGATTTGGAAAAGGCCATCAATGACACCGCACGAAAGTGGGAGGCCACAACCATCATCGTCGAGGACGCGGGCAACGGCACAACGTACATCGAGAAGAACAGAGGCTACGCTCCTGCTCCAATCATCGCGATCCCGACCGGCAACAAGTCTAAAGAGTGGAGATTCGACGCCGTCACGCCTGCAATTGAGGGGGGTGAAGTCTTCATTCCAAGACAGGGGAGGGCTGACTGGCTTGAGCATTATTTGGATGAGCTGCTGACATTCCCAGCGGCAGCCAACGATGACCAAGTGGATAGCACCTCTCAGTATTTGTCCTGGGCACGATCTAACAACGTGTACGGAACCAGGAAGCTGAAAGGCACCAACCAGAAGGGGCGAGGTGGCAAACGCAAAGGTGCTCGCCGAGTAAGGTAGGGACCCTGGAAATTTAGATAAGGGGGACCCTGAAGATTTGAACAAGGCCCCCTTTTCTCCCAGAAAATTACCCCTCGTCTAGGTATCTGTTGTAGCCGTCGAAGGGTGAAACGCCGAGTTCTTCTCGGAATTCTTTCTCAGCGTTCAAGACATTACGAGCAACATCTATGAACTTGGAAGGCCATTCAGTTACAAGCGGCATTGTCTCAAGCTCGTCATGCCACACCAAATGGAACAGCTGATCTGCGCGCGGATCAACAGTGCTTATTTCTTCTGTGACGGCAAGGCCTTCTTCATCGTTGATACCGGCAAAGAGCATCAAATATCCTGGGTCATCTGACCAGCGTCCCTGCTGAATGCGGATCTTCGCGCTCCACGGTAAAACTGCCATGTAGTAATCACCGTCGAGTTGGTTGATCAGATATCTGAATGTGTGGCGCTTGGCCAAGAGAACAGCAGACATATAACTTCCTTTCAGTTGTTGAAGCTACTCTCTTACACGAGGCCTAAAGACCAATCAACTTTTCCGGTTGAGCGCGGTTAATCAAAAATTTTTATATCGAAAGGGCAAAAAAATTTTATATCGAAAGGGAAAAATAATTCGAGCGCCCTCGCACCAGATCTGGTTAACAAGTGGTTAATTTCGTCCAATTTTGGCACACGCCATTAACCACTTTCCCAGGTTGCACATGCAAGATGGCAACATGGTTAAGAGGCCATTAACCTTATGCCACAGTTGCTGACGCAACCCGACAACATGGTTAAGCAGGCGTGAACGAATGCCAGTCCAAGTTGATCATGCAACTTAGATTCGCTGGTAACTCATCGTGAACCATTTGAAAATACGTGCAACGGACTCATTTTTACGAACTACAAACAAGGTTAATCGTTAACCATTTGAGCACGAGGCGCTTGTGTCTCTCTTATCTCTTCTGTAAGTTGGGCAAATCGAAAGCGACCAACCCAAAGGAAAACGCAATGCAATACCCCACATTAAAAGCCGATGCACTGGCCGCAAAGAAACGCTTGAAAGCCAACGGGCACAAATTTGTCAGCCTGCTATCTAAGCCAACCGACAACCCAAAGCTGGCAAAATCTGCCAAACTTAACGTGCTTTCGTCACCCCTACACTTGGCACCTGCTGAATTGTCCGGCTTTAATGTTTGCCCTATGTCAAGTGCCGGTTGTCGCGCGGCTTGCCTGCATACTGCCGGAAATCCCGCGTTTATGTCTGCCAAAGCATCAAGCCGAATTGACCGTACAAAAGCTTATTTCAATCATCGACCTGATTTCATGCTTGTTCTAGCATATGAGATTGCGAAATTGGAAAAGACGGCACGCGCAACCGGAAAAATACCAGCTGTGCGTTTGAATGCAACGTCAGACATTCCGTGGGAGAATGTGCATGTGCAACTCGGACGCCATCGCTTCGCAAATTTGATGGAAATGTTTCCAGGTTGCACCTACTACGATTACACGAAGCGCTCGAACAGAAAGAAACTCCCCGTTAACTACAGTTTGACGTTTTCACTTGCTGAAGATAATGACCGCAAGGCGATCGAAGCGCACAAAAACGGGATGAACATTGCAGCGGTATTTGACACCAAGCGCACAAAGGACTTGCCAGCGACCTATCAAATTGCTGGTACAACTATCGCTGTGATCGATGGGGATGAACACGACTATAGACCGGCAGACATCAAGGGCGTGATCGTAGGATTAAGGGCGAAGGGCGACGCACGAAAGGACACAAGCGGATTTGTTCGAAAGGTTGCGCCAGCAACTTTAATTGAGGCTGCTCAAGCAATGGGCAAACTAGAGATTGTGACAGTTCGATGAGTACCTACAACTCTGCCAAAGGGCACGACTATCAGCCTGGGGATGTGGTAGAAGCAACCTATACAAGGCATGTTGAAAGCCTGCTAAAGATGGGCAAACTTTACACCGTCACGCATACCGATGGCGGGATGTTTAACCGCTTGATCGTTTTGGATGGCGTCAAAGGTGAATTTGAGCCTTATCGGTTCAGGAAAGGTTAACCATGCGCGAAATCACTTACAAGCTGTTTTGCGCTACAGGTTGTTTGCGCAACTCAAACCATTCAACGCGCTGGAATGAACGCGACAAGCGTATGACGTACTGGACAAAAGCGCAGGGCGTTGTGTTGTATCAAAATGATACGCCCGCCGGACCAATCAAGGATTGATTAACCACGAAACAACGCGGGGCTTTCAATCTGTCCCGCGTCCTGTATATTGGACAAATCAGAAGCGACCAAAGGAAACACCATGCAACCCACCACTGGCCTGATTTACGTTGTAATCGCATTCGGCATTGCCGTTGTGCTCATGACAACGCCCGCGCCAGCACTTGGAAACAAGCCGCAACTAGGCGACATGTGTTTCTATTATGACGAAGTAGCAGACGAAAAATATGTTGAGACCTGTGATTATTTTAACTAGGCCTTAACACTTCTCAGCCAAAATACCCCTATCGACCAACCAACCCAAAGGAATCAAACAAATGTCAATCGCAACCATCATCCGTGACACGATCCAAAACACAAACGGCAAATTCGTTTCTATCAGCTTTGTAAAGAAAGACGGCTCAATCCGCACGCTGACACATCGCGAAAATATGCTGAATAAATACGTGAAACAGGATGCAGAAAGTCAAGCCAAAGCAGCGGCTCGACGCGCAAACAACCCGCACTTGATTACAGTCATCGACATGCACGCGCATGCAAAATTGCCAGAAGATCAAAAAGCCCGCGCGATTCGTTCAATCGACGTTAACCGTGTATTCGAAATTAAGGCGAACGGTCGCACAATTCCATTCGGGCGTGTTGTCTCTCACGTTGTGCCCTTGGGTCAATAGTGCCAGCATATCGCGGCAAGGTTCGGATATCCAAAGCTGAATACTTTGCCAAAGGAGCGTGGCGCAACTCGAATTTGTGCCGCGCTCAGTCCAACAACGGCGCATGGCGCTATTACCTGATAACGGATTGAACCAAAATGACACAACCTGACATCCATGTACTTGCAACTAATGAAGATCACACCATCCTGACACACGTTCGGCTATCGTCTGCCGAAATCGGTTCGCTTTTTTGGGAAATATTCGAAAGTGACGTGGAAAGCGAAATCTCTTATTGGGACGAAGAGGATTGCGTGTTCGATATGCAACTCGACACTGAGGCCTTGCGCTTTGGGGCTTATGATCCGGAACAAATCCAGGAAATTTTAGAAGGGCAGACAATGTGCTTATTCGATGGTTTTGAGTACAGTTACACCGTGCACCGCTTTATCGATGGCGAGGAATGACCATGTGCAGATTTTGGCATAGGCTTTTAGTCCGGATTAACTATGCGCTTGTTAAAGGCTCGACAATCGAACGCGAGAGGCGTAATTTACAAATCAGAACAGAGCGCAGCTGGTTTTGACCAAAGGAAAACAACCCCATGACACCTAAACAATTCACCGCATACGTGATCGCCGGACTAGTTGGCGGCGTTGTGTTCTCACACATGAGCACGCCTAGTGCGCCCACCGTAGCGCAACAAGATGCAATTTACTTCAAAGCGGATTATATCGGAAAATTCGCAGGGCAATCATGTTCTGAGCTGGTACATGCGGCGTACACTTATGAAAGCAGACTAAAAGAGACACTTAAAATGCCAAAGAACACGGCATTTGAGATCAAGGCACAAAGCAGAGGCTTGAACCGTTTAGAAGCATATCGCGAGGCATGGACGCGGGTTTATAAGGAAAAAAACTGCTAGGCGTTAACTTGATTTTAAGGCGCGTCCGGTAGATTAGTCTTATCGGAAGGGCAATCAAGCCCGACACTCAAAAGGAAAACGACCATGTACCACAATTCAGCAATCCGCCCAATCGCTTCAATCATCAAATCCTCAGAAGTAGATGCAACTTTGTGGATGGCCAAAGCTGACCGCGTTGCTCCTGCAACCCCGGCAAAGCCTGCAAAGCCTTCAGCCAAAAACGCTATTGGCCGCACGTTCGGCAAGCGCTAATGTCACCAGTCATAAGCCTCAATCTACCAAAGGAAACACGACCATGTACGGCAAAAAACCCCGCAATAAGAGTAAAAAAGCCGCCATTCGCACGGCACGCCAGAACAAGGCGAAAAACCGGGCTTTCGAATTTGCTCAAATGGCTGATTTTGTCCAATTTTCTAAGCCTGCCAAGAAAGGTGGCAAAGCATGACCGCGCAAAATGAATTTGTCGACGCTTTCATTCAAGCTGCATTGTGGTCGAGCACGTATGAACATGACGACTGCAACGACTGCATCGAAGGTATGTGCAACCCAAGCTGCGATGATGGCAACTACGAGCTTTCCAGCGATGCAGCTGCAACTCTGGCGCGCTTTGCGGTCCTATTTTTCCAACGCCATCAATTCACCATTGCAAAGGCTGTAACCGGCAGTAATGAATTTTCAAATGCCGCCCAAGCTGGCCATGATTATTGGCTGACCGGGCAAGGGCACGGCGCGGGCTTTTGGGATGGCGATTGGAACAAAAAAGCGGCTGACATCTTGGACGCGGCAAGCAAAAATGCGCCATTTGAGCATATGCATTTCTATGTAGGTGCAACTCAGGAATTGGAAATAGGATGAAAATCACAACGTGCATAAGCAACCTGGGCGACCGAGAAATCGTTAACTTCGATTGCAGAATTGCCGCTTATTCGGCGCTCTATGATCGGATAATTGAACTTTGCCACGATACCGGCGCTTGGCCGAAGTGGTATGTGCAAGTCGGCCCTGACATGCTCAAGTCTGCTTTGCCTGCCCTTGCCGCCAAAGGCGTCTATATAGGCGTTGCAACGGTATCAGAAGAGGCCGCAGACATAGGCGGAATTGAGGGCGTATGGAAAGCTTTTGGCGAGCAACCGGAACTCATAATTGACATTTGTCAAATTCTCAATATCTCGGCGCATGATTTACGCCGGATTGAATAGCGTACCAGAATGGCACAAAGCCCCTGTAAATAGGGGCCTTGTTGCGCCTACATCTAGGGCGTCCCTCTCTGGGTTGCATATACAACACCGCACTATGCACTATAATGCATAAGCCCCCTATATAAGGGGCGTACACAGAGCACCCCCGCACACACTGGTGTATGTGCAACACCGTCCCGTGTTGTAACACCATCTAACACACCGTTCAACGTGTCCCATCTACCACACCGTGGCACACTGGCCACACCGGTGTACTGTGCATGTGCAATACGAATAATCTATTGTGTTCTCTCTCTGTTCTATGCGGTGTGTGCTGATCAACTCTGCTTGAGTTGTATATACAACTCATGTGGACGTGGTGTACCACACATGCCACACCGTACCACTATGGCCACACTGCACACAGTGCTGTATGTACAACACGAATGAAATGATTTGTTCTCTCTTTGTTCTAATGAAACAAAAGAATTATTTCTTTTCTTCTTTATAGTTAATGCATTGCGAATAAAGTTGTAGTTACACCGTACAATTTAGGCCACACAATAAACCATGCAAAATTGCGCGGGCAATAATCGTGCCATGTCTATGCGGTGTGTGTGGAACGGTGTAGATGCATCCTTCATTATCCTTAACGGAAATTCTCGGGGACCCAAAGGTGTACATACCCCTGCCGCGCCCCCACGGCCCTCCTGGTGGGACTGGCAAATTTTCTGTGTACGCACAAAAAGTGTTACCAGGGACCCAATCAGACAATGTAAGGAACACTTACATGCAACACCGTCCCATAAAAAATTTTTTATACACCGTACACTGATCATCATACATCATTCATGACAACAGCACCATATTGATCAACCACACGCACAGAAGCGCAAAAATTCCCATAGGCGTCCACCCGAAGGCCGCGCCCGCTGCAAAACCCAACAGAATGATGATCATTTCAGTCACCAGCGACGTGTTAAAGCAAACATCGTCAGCCACAGCACAAACAGCGCCAAGACACCGCATCCAACACCGAACATCGCACCCAACACGGCAGCCCACAACAGCACATCCATATCCTTTTCCTTTCACTTCTTTTCCATGCGCATATATATGCGCACACCGTACCACAGCACAATTCATCCTCACGATCCAAAAGCGAGCAAGCTTAATAACGGATCATGCGCGCCACGATACGGTGTGCTATCCAGACCCTTCGTGGCGGAAGGAACTGGAATTAGAATCTACAATCTACAATTCTACGGTGTGGATCACGAGGATCGAATCACTACGTGTCCACTCCGTAGTCACGTCACCAAGGTGGTGACATGACAGACCCACCACCACAGCAGGTCATTTGTTCTTGTCTCCTGTATCCTGAAGTGAAGTCACACTACCATCACACCAGCGGACTTGGATATTCAATTGCCCATTCTCGGTTAATAGAACCACCAAGAACAGGCACGCCAGGAACCCCGCCGCGTTCATTTTCCCACCTGTCGCTTCGGCACCGACACCGTAATGGACACACTCTCAAACGTTCCCTCTCCACGTTCAGCACGCTCGACCATCGCATCCACCATCGAATGCAGTCGCTCACGCAACGTATCAGCATCGTTGTACGTTCCGCCGCCAGAGGAGCCATTACTCCATACGTATCCCATATTCATCGCGTCATACCCTTTCTCAGTTAGCCAAACATCCCATACTCAGTTAGCCAAACATCCCATAAACCAGAACCACCATCACGGCCATGCCCAGACGGAGCAACATGTGCGCCCGTCCTATTCGATCATGCTCTTCCAGGTCCCAGGCGATCGGCGCGAACCATCGGTCCTTCTTCATCTGTTCATAGCTTGAGACAGATCGCTCCATACCGCAGTGACACCGCCCCGCGACCCGACGCTGTTCCCGATCGAGTCCATCATAGCTAAACAGAACAGCAGAGCACATAAAGGGCCGATCGCCCGAGCTATGAGGAATGCCAGGATAACGCGCACGTGCTGCATTGCAGGATAATCTTTCCATCACGCGCCCCAGCAACTCAAAGGGTCCAAACAATCAACCTTGACGCGTGCCGCAACCAGTTGAATGTGCGCCGTCGGCACAGAGTTCATGTCGTGGCCGCACGCTGTCAGCGCTTCGCGGATCGCTGTTTCCAACGGCGTCAGATCTTCGGCAGGAATCAACTCGACCCGGATACCGTTCTTTTCACCCTCGCGGTGTTCACCGTACTTGCCCACACGTTGTATGCCGCAGCCTTTCACAACCAAGTTCATGAACCCTTGGTCGGGCATATCTGCGAACGTGACGAACATGGACCCACCTGTAATATCTAACACCGTAGCAATGCCGTTCCAAAACTGGGCATGACGGGTTTTTTCATCTTCAGTAGCCATCAGAGTTCTCCTTCCTTTTCACTACGCAACCGGATCTCACGAGCCACCGTACGACACGCCAGTCGCTCACCGATCGAAGACAGCGGCTGATCCATCGCGTATTGAAAGGACAGAAACGTCTCCTGTTCCTTTTCCGCAACCAGCGCACATTGCTCGCGCTCGTCGTGGATGGCTGCCGTAATCAAGGACAGCACATCACGCGCTGGCACCACCATTACGTCATCCACTGCTACGCGGCGCATAAACTCAACCGCCAGCGTCTCCGCGCGCTTCTTATCCATTGAAAGCACCCTGTGTCTGGGCATCTATAGACCGCTTGCGGATCAAACCCGCGATCGAAGCTGCCGCGAAGCATTCGCCGTCAGCCCGCATCGGATTGTTCCGCCGATGATCCATTTCATCGGATGTGGCGTGAACTGTGTCAGCAATCAGAGCGCATTGCTCACGTTCTGCATGCAGGGCCACGGCCACCAACTGCAAAACGGTCACAACGTCGATGAGGATAGGCTTGTCACCATTCTCCCCACCCGCCTGGATCAGCTCTTTAAGGATCTCCGACGCTTCATCGTGCGACATCCCCAGCGTTGTTTTTATGTCAGACATTTTCAAACTTCCTTTCATTTCATTTCAATCAGCGTCTGTAGGACCTTTTAGCGTGAGAATAGTTGAGCCGCAACGCTCATCCACACTCTTGGTTAAGACGCGAGAACCAAGCCCCACGCCTTCGCGGATCACATCGCCAATCATGTAGTTTTTCTTGACCACTGTGTCCTGAGACGGCAGATAGCCATCGAACCACTGCAATGTGTATTTGACTGACATCAACCGCGCTCCCGCTTGACACGCAGGTCCTGCTCAGAGCCAGTACGCGACAGGATAGCCTCCCGCGCCCGGTACGAACTGTCAGAGCGTCCAACGATCTTCGCACACTCAAGGCGTTCCTGCATGATGACCATCGTCACCAAATCGCGGATGGAGTCAGAGTCCTGTGCTGCGGCCAGCAAATCACAGATGTTCGACACCGTATCAGCTGTCAACGCATCTAGTAATTCGGGTACGTTGTGGCTATCCACAGCCTCCCTCAACTTATCCGTCCAGGCAAGATCAAGCGTAGTGCTCATTATTCGTCCTTTCGCTTTTTCAATGCATCCAATTCGTCGCGCAGCTCATCTCGATCATTTTTGAGATGCATTGCGACCTCGATCAGTGCCAGAAGGGATTTCCCGGCAACTGTAGGCACAAAACGGATGTCAGCCTTCGAAGTTCGCGTATGAACCTCTCTGACATAGCCATAATCCTGCATTTTCCGCAAGCGCATGACCATTTTCGGGTCTCGCGTGTCAAAAAACTTCCGACCCTCTGCAAAAATACGTGCCAAAACCTTCTCAGGCAGGTTTGCGCGGGATATTTTCGCCATCAGATCTTCGCTCCGTGATTTCGAGCCTCTACAAGCAGCTCATCGATCGTGATTTCAAGCATTTCAGCCACATCATCGCCGGGGTAGCCCATATCCAAGGCCAAAAAGCAGATCGCGGTGTCGAGACCGTCAACATATTTCTTTCCACCCTGTGCCATCGTTGCTCGAACCTGATCCAGCTTGTCACAGAGCGCGGGATCAGCGAAAAAAGCGTACGCCGACAGAAGGTCGGGGCTTTTTGGGGGTATCGACGATGTGGGCAGGATCATCGGTGCTCCAACGCCCGGTAATAGTGCCTTCTTGATTTTTGGTGTTTCGTTTGCCATGCAAACGTTCTCCTTTCGTTCTTTTCTTGTGTTCTTGTCCACTGACGGGGAACCTGTTGGTCCCCCGCCTGAAGATGTGAGCGTCAGTTCTACGACCTTGGGGTGTAGTCCCAATTGTAGCGCTCTCGCCAGAGTTCGTCTTGTTGATTATGGATGTCATCAGGGTCTTCCTTCACAAAGTATGCCATGTGGTTCCCCTTCTGATCCTGTTGAATCATTTGGATGATCGAACCACCTTCTTGGTCGCGGGCATAGCCAGGATTGTGTTTCCCATCATCTGGATTCACCGTGAGGATGATCTCAGAGTTCAGAAGAAACTTGTCGGAGTTAAGTGCCTCACGGAGCTGTGTGGCGTTATGGGTCAGTTTGAGTAACATTTTCTGTGTCTTTCATTTGCATGTTGCGCTTCGGATGCAGTGTCGTAACCCGAATGATCAAATCAGGCAAGGACGGAGGTGATACATGGTAAACGGCTGCAATTTGTCCCCGGCCACTGACACAGAATAGCTGTGTGCGTCCTACACGCCTGTCGCGCAGCTTGAGCGAACCGTATGGCCCACCCACGCGTTTACAGTCGCTCTGCATGTCCAAGATGAGTGGCGGGTAGTATCTATATTCCGTCTTCATGGCGGTCTGCTGCGCTATTATAGAATACGCCAACTGTTGCTGGCCGTAATAAAGAGCACCCAGCGCAAGCAGCGCCAGAAAGGCCCCAGCGAACACCGCACAGTCCGAAGGTGTCTTCAAAAAACCCAGCCAGGACACAGGTCCTTGATCTTTATTATTCATTGTGATATTACCCCTCCATTGATTGTTGCGCATTCCGTTCGACAATCTCACAACCGTTGTTCGCCCACAACAAGCAGATAAAAACAGGGTTAAGAACGTCCTGACAATTAGGAGCATTCATACCCGTGGTCGCTACAACTCGTTCCGTAAACATTTCTGACTTCAACATCGCCAACGGCGATCTTCCATCTTGGGCACATCCCGAGGTCCATTACTGGTATCCAGAGTGGCGTAAGATCCGCGACTGCGTTGCAGGTGAGCGTGCGATCAAAGACGCAGGCACTGACTATCTCGCGCAGCTCGAATCTATGGAAGGCTCAGATTACAACTCGTACCTGGATCGGGCGACGTTCTACAACTTCACTGGCCGCACAGTTGAAGCCCTGACTGGTTCCTTGATGCGCCGCCGTCCGGTGATCGACGACCTGCCCACAAAACTCAACGAACGTCTAAAAGTTGTCTCCAGGGAAAAACACCCATTCCACATGTTCTCCACGATGATTGCTCGCGAGAACATCCAGATGGGACGCGTCGGCGTCCTGGTCGATCTCCCGCGTACTGAGACCACACAGCCTAAACCATACCTGTGCTCGTACACGTGCGAGAACATTCTGGATTGGGAAGAAGACATCGTCAACGACGAGCTGGTCCTGACAAAGGTCGTGCTCCGTGAACAGAAGCGTGTCCGCAACACCGGACAAGCCACCGGCAACTCTTCTACGATGGAGACCACGTATGTTCCTCGCTATCGTGAACTGTCGTTAGAAGAAGGCGCACAAGGTACGCACGTCTACGTCCAGCGGATCTATGAGCGTGATGACACTGCCGTAGACTTCGAACTGGTCGAGGCAAATCTTGTTGATACGATTACCCCCATGCGGCAAGGCGTGCCGCTGGATTTCATTCCATTCTGCATTCTCGGTCCACGAGAAAGCCGGATGATGGTTGAGAAGCCTCCGATGATGGACATCGCGCGTCTCAATCTATCTCACTACCAATCATACGCGTGGTTGGAGCATGGGCGCTTCTTCACCGGGTTCCCGATCTACTACGTCGAAGCACCTTCAGGTGGCGACGGCAGCGAAGCAGAATTCGAGCTTGGTTCGAGCAACGTCTGGGTAACACCAGCCGGTGCGAAGCCAGGACTGTTGGAGATGAACGGCCAAGGGCTGAAGTTCCTCGCCGACGCGTTGGACCAAAAAGAATCTCAGGCAGCGAGCCTGGGTGGCCGAATGATTGGTATCCGTACGCAAGCTGTGGCTGAATCTGACAACGCGTTGAAGATGACTGAGCGCAACGAACAATCTGTTCTGTTGCAGGTCGCGATGGCGCTCGATGCCCAGATGTCGAAGGTCCTGCAATGGTGGGCGTTCCTGTCCGGCGTATCGTTGAAAGAAGCCGAAAAGATTGTCCTTGAATACAACAAGGATTTTCTGTTCGACACTCCAGGCGCTCGCGAGTTCCGTGCAATTCACTCAATGTATCAAGATGGGGTTATCCCTGTCGATGTGATATACTCGTACTTCAAGAAGTCTTCTCTCATCCCGGATTGGATGTCACTGGAAGAATTCAAGAAGCAGCTGGATCGGGTTGAAAACTTCCCGAACAATCCAGACATCGCGGCGAAGCAGGAAGGCTTTCCTGACGCCAAGACGCAGATCGCAGTGGCCGAAGCGGAGAAAGATCGCAAAGCCACTGAGAAAGCCGCCGAAGCGACGGCAAAAGCAGCGAAGGAGGCCGCAGACAGACAACCTGTAGGAGTTCCACCGCAACAAGTACCGCCCAACGGCAATGGGCAATAGGAGAAGATCATGAACAAGGATTTTGAAGATGGCAGCATACCAAGCGAACAGCCAGAGCGGAAAGTTCCGCGCAAGGCAAGAAAAACTGCGCCGAAAAAAGAAGCGCGTAGTGAAGACGAAAAAGTAGCAGATGCCATCGTTAACCTTGATCTCGAAACAGACTTGGTGAAAGCCCTGGCTTGGGCTAAACGAATGAGGCCATCCGATCGAGCGAAGATGCTTCGTCTTTCAGGTGAACACCAAGCCAAGCTCCTTTAACCGGGAGCCGAATCACGCCGCGCTCCGTCTGACACGTAAGGAGTAGGCTCAAGCTACCGTGGGGTACACACATGCAGAACGCTTTTACGCGCTTCGTCGCCCGCCGCCTGACGGGCTGGGGAGCCAACATCGTAGAGAAGCACCAACCTGATTTCGTTATCGGAGATCCCGACGATCCCTGTCTGATCCGTTGGTGCATTTTCCCGCGCAACCGGTTCCTCAACGTCTACCTTCATCTATTCCTTCGGTCGGACGACCGCGTACTCCATGATCATCCCTGGTGGTCCTGGTCGCTCGCCTTGTCACAGGTAGCGTATGAAATCCACTACCCGATGGACGGTCCACGTGAAGATCACTTGCGGATCGTGAATTTTGGTGACTTCATACACCGTCCCGCGAAATTCACACATAGAATGGTCCTTCGTGTGAGAGAAGATGTGCACCAACCATTCATGACGTTGTTCATCACCGGCCCCCGCCTACGGGAATGGGGTTTCTGGTGCGACAAAGGGACGCGGTTTGTCCCATGGCAAGAGTTCACCAAGAACGGTGTTCCAGGAGAAAGAGGTAAAGGCTGTGATTGATACCTCCAAAATCTCCCGCGTGGAAGTGATCGACCACCGAAGCGTATCCAAAACCTGCGGTCGGGTGTTCGTGGCGTGGAACGTAAGCGCTGACATGTCCGTACAGGATGATGGGCGCACTCTCAAAGTCTTCGTAAATTACAAGAAAAAGGAAAGCACAAGATGAAACAACTCGACATTTTCATGGACCCGAATGTCCCACTCGACCACTTCCCCTCGTATCAAACGGAAGGCGCGGCAGGCTTCGACCTGTCCGCGTGGCTTCCGACTGGAAGCATCATCATCCCCGCGTACGAAAGCCGGATCGTCAACACTGGCATCTACATGATGATCCCTGAAGGACACGAAGTGCAGATCCGATCGCGCTCTGGCCTCGCAGGCAAACACGCGTTGTTCGTCTTGAACTCGCCGGGGACAATCGACTGCGACTACCGTGGTGAGATCCGTGTGATCCTCACAAACATGTACACGCAGAAGTACGTAGTCGCATCTGGTGACCGGATCGCACAAGGCGTTCTGAAGGAAGCACCGCAGGCAAACCTCGTACGGGTCAACTCGATCCGCCACGACACAGCAAGAGGGGAACACGGCCTTGGCTCTACCGGAAAATAGCAAGCAAGCAGTCGGGACCGGAAAAAACTCGATGAGGCTCAACCAAGCGACGATGCAGAAGATTGTGGAGCATTGGATGGAGACACGTTTCCTGAACACTGCACATCAAGAAGTGCTCGTCACACAAGTGAAATCTACGGTCGAGGGCAACGCGCACGCGTTCGATATCGACTTCCATTGGCAGGAGCCAGTACCTAAATGAAAGCACTCGAAACCTTAGTAGGCATCGGCGTGATGACGCTCGTCTACGTCTGCATCATGGCGATGGTCACGCTCGGCGTACTCGTTGTCTCGAACCTGATGCTCTATCTCGCGCCGAACATCATTGGCCCTGGCATGGAAGTGTTCGGATCAGTCGGCGAATTCTTCCCGTCCTTCGCGGTATTGATCACGCTCCTGGCAGCATGCGTCGCGGTGGGCACGTCGGCCATCCACTTCGTCGAAGACTTCTTCGTCGATCAAGCGGAGAAGTCCGATGGGTAGACGTGTCACAGCAATCTTTGTCGCAGAATCGCGTCAAGGAAAACACACCGTCCTGGATACCGACGAAGAACTAATCGTCGTGTTTCCTTACGGGACGGAGCGTGTTGGCATGCGTTTCGATCGATTGATCATAACCTTTCGCCACAACAGCGAGAGACAAGCCCATTGGATTCGCCGCAACAGAATGGGATTGAAGCCTGACGGTCTGCTGATTGAAACCTTTTAACCATGAGTGACATAGCCACTTGATTTTCATTTTGGCTGTGTTACAAAGATCTCGAAGACGTTGAAGCGTCATTGAACAAGAACGGATACGCCGGGGCAGTACCGGCCATCTCCACCACAAGTCTACGGAGGAACAGAAGGCAGTAGCCGTACCAGATCGAAATAGCTCAAGAAGCTCTGTGCATATGTGATACGGCCACTGCGGCGAAAGCCAAGCATGCCCGACACCGTATAATCACCTCAACGTGTATTTCATGCTGACCGCGCGCTCTGCCGTAGACTTCTGATGGGGATGAAATAGGTTCGACCGTTTTGGGTAGTGGAGTGGAGTTTTCCGGGTGATCTCGTCATAGATCGGACTGCTTAGTTGCAAACGACAACGAGGCTCTCTTACTCGCCGCATAGCCGCGAGTGGCGCAATGGCAAGCGTAGCAACAGAAGCTCTCACTGAGAGCAGGCCAAGGGTCGCCCACCATAAATGTTTGGTGGGAATTTAGGCAACCGGGAGCAGTTGGGAATCTGCTTATCGTAAGAAACAAAATCCCCCTATCTACCCTGACCAACGAGAAAGGAAAAGACATGTCCAGCATACCAAACAACGGCACAGCGTACGCACCTCAATCCGACGCAGGCCTCGTCGAAGAAATGGAGTCCTATGACCGACTTCCTGCCCCGCTCCGACGCGCCTATGCTAATTCCAACCACGACTGGTCCACAATTGATGTGGAGATCGATTTCAAAGCTGACAAAGGTTGGAGCATGTACGACCAGAGCTTCCAAGTACGAAAAGACGACGCCTATGAGAATGAACTTCACGAATGGGGACTGGATAAAGGTTTTCCCGACAAATGGCAGAAGCGTGCCAGCTGCGCCGTTATGGCCAAGCAGTTTCGTGAGAAAAAAGGATTGAGGACCTTCCGATGAGACATCTCGAAAAAGACTATGAGCTGTTCTTCAATACGCGATGGCTCCACAGCAAGACAGGAAACCTGTACGACATCACAGGCGTCTGTATGATCGAAAGCACGTGGCGTCCTGGCTTCATCTACGTGTCGCTCAAGGATGGCATATCCATCGTGCGGGACACCGAAGAATTCCTCGACGGACGCTTCGTTGAAGTCGATAAGCCGCGCGTGACTTACAACATCAAGGAAAAACTGTGGGAACTCCCTCGCGAAATTCCTTTGATCCCAACCGGCGATCGCGGTGTGGTTCATGAATTACGCCTCCAAGATTATCTCACCAAACAAAATGGAGAACAAGAAAATGGCGAAGAAGACCTGGGAAGATCTGATGATCAGCCTGTTCCGCCGACTGTTGCCTGACAAAATTAAGCCCGACGCTGAGTTGCGTCCATTCACGAAAAGGAAAACTGACAATGAGCACAGCTGAACAATATCACGCAAGCCGCAAGGCTGCGAAAGCCCGAAAAGAAGCCGCCAAATACAAGGACGGCATGGGCAAAGAGCGCGCGGCCATGGCCCGCAAGATTTCCCTCAAGAAGAAGGCAGCTCTCCTTGAAAGTTCACCAACATCCTCAGAGTGACGGTGGCAGGAACACCTGCTACACGGCGCGCTCATCTCAGGTGAAGACCACTTGGTACAGGGATGCACGCCTCGCACAGCGTGAAGGGTCCACACTCTGGCTGACCAACAGCAACGACTACGGTCCTCACTGGACGGCTCAAGACGAGCCTCCTACGGAAACGCCTTGGGAAAGCCTGGGAGAGATCCAAGAAATCCTGAGAAAAGACAGAGGCCCCGAAGAAACGTGGCTCATTGACTGGCCCTGGTGGATCGAGTCCGATCCCGAGGACATCACAATCTTCGCCATCGAAAGTTCTTCTGACAGATGGTACACGGAAATCAAAACTACTCTTTGACCTGCACATCGTTTGTGCTATCTTGCCTGAAGTATATTCTAGGAGACGAAAATGTTTCAGTCAAATCCCACAGATGATGTCCAACGATTTTTCGATACCTATGGGGCTGTAAAAAGCCCCGTAGTCGGATCTTCCGTCATAATTGCGTCGGGATACGGCGCGAAGTACAAACGTAAAATCGTTATGCCGATTAGCGCACGGAATCACGCCAAAAGACTTATGCCAACGGCAACAACGCCAGAAGAAGAACGTGATCTCGTCCAAAAACTGCTTGGAATCTTCGAGCAAGAGTACAGCCGTGCGCTGGACATTGATGACACCCCTGGCATCTCTTGGGGAGCCGGTGGCAAGAAGGATGAGTTGGATTGTGTTGACGAGGCATGGAATGCAACTGTCTACCTCCTGTGGCTCCAGAACAAAAATCTTCTACAGTTCCACAAAGTCATGGAACCTATGTGGAAGTTCTCATTCACAAGATGGAATCACTACGCGGCTGTCCTTGAAGAAGCGGACAGGAATAAAACATTGTGGTGCATTGACGGGCAGTATGGTGACGTTCCTAAAATAGTCCGTTCAGATCGGTGGTACACGTAGCATGTCAAAATACTACAACCCGCAAGCGGGCGGAGACCATCGAATCCTACATGCGGTGGATGTTGTTTCCCAACTTAACGGAACAACTCTGAACCTTATGTCCAACCGTTCTCTACGCAAGTTCGGTCAGAACCCTGACTCAGACACCGGAGAATACGAGACCGTGTGGACGCTTGGTGACAATGAAACGTACCAAACCACCAATTCCATCGACACCATCTCAAGCTCCAATGCAGCCGACGATCAGGTCATCAGCCTCGCAGGCTTCACGATATCAGGGTCAGGCCTACTCACGCGGGTGGAACAGACAGTGACGCTCGACGGACAGAATAAGGTGCTTCTTTCCACGCCACTCGCTCGTGTAGAGCGAGGGTTTAATATTTCTGCGACTGACACACTTGGTGAAGTTTATGTCTATCGCGATACCACACTGACAGATGGCGTCCCTACTGATTTGACGATGGCACATCTACAGATCGAAGCACAATTTCAGCAGTCACAGAAATGTGCGTTAACAACGGCACAAGGTGAATACCTCTTCGTGATGTCTGCTGGTGTAGCTACGCTTGCAGGACTCACCGCTTCTTCGGATTTCTCCCTTGAGACGCGGTTGATTGATCCTCCTGGCCTCGTCTTTCGCAACAAACTGTTGATCTCTTCTGCCAATCCTGGTGGAGCCTCCTTCATCGAATTGAATCCTGTGTTGATAGTAGCTCCGAACACCGACGTACGCATGCGCTCTAAAAGCAGCGTCAACAACCAAAGCGTTACGGCGTTCATTTCCGGGTACTACATGAACATCAGCAACTACATTTCACCAGACGCATAAGGATCTTGTCATGACACTCGATGTTGCACTCCCCGCCACACAGAGCGACGCTTTCGGGCGCTTACGCGTCTCTTCGACTGACACCGTCTTCGACAGCAAGATGGTATCAGACGATCTTACGTTGTTCTGGGATGACGCTGAAGTTACGGGGACTGGAACAACATCCACGCATAACGTGAATCGCGCCGCTGTTGTTATGGGCGTCGCCCTCAACACCGCTGGCTTGCGCCGTCGTCAGACATTCCAACGGTTCAACTATCAGCCTGGGAAGTCTCAGTTGATTATGATGACCGGCGTTCTCCTTTCAACTGGTGGCGGCGCTGGAATATCCGCCAGCATGGGACTGTTTGATGACGATGACGGGATTTTTGCGTCGTCTGTTGATGGTGCGGTGCAGCTTACAATCAGGTCAAACGTCACAGGCACGCCAGTCGATACTACCGTAGCGCAGGCCGATTGGAACGGAGACAAGCTTGACGGCAGCGGTGTGTCTGGTGTTACTCTCGACGGAACCAAAGCTCAAATCCTATTCATCGACTTCGAATGGCTAGGCGTAGGAACGGTAAGGGTGGGATTTATCGTCGATGGCGTGTACATCGTTGCGCACAGGTTCCAGCACGCCAACATCATCAACTCAGTCTACATGTCAACGCCAAACCTTCCTCTCCGATATGAGTTGGAGAACGATGGGACAGGACCGGCGTCTGAGTTGGAGCACATTTGCTGCACGGTGATCTCTGAAGGCGGACAGGCATCTCGCGCCCAACTTCTTGCTGCCACGACAGGCGGCATCGGGATCACTCCCAGCAACCTCGCTGTGGCTGCGGCCATCGGCATAAGGCTGAAGACCAGCAACCTTGGAAAAACCGTCGATATCAACAACATTTCTGTTGTGAACGAAGGGAACACTCCTGGGTTTGAGTGGCGACTGTATTGGAATCCGACAGTGGCCGGAACGTTCACATACGCGGATGTTACGAACTCCGCTGTACAGGTGGCTATAGGAAACGCCGCAGGAACTAACACGCTAACGGGCGGCACGCTTGTTGCAGCAGGTGTGAGCACAGGGTCTAAGAACGCAGGCGTTGCTGAAACGGACATCACCAGTGCGTTGCGCCTCGGCGCGGCCATCGATGGGACACGAGACGAAATAGTTCTCGCCGTTGTGCCTTACGGCGCACAGGGGGAACTTGACGCAGCTCTTAATTGGAGTGAACGGACGTAATTCAATCAACAAAGTGAAATAGGAACAAAATGACATGCCTGACAAAAAGATCGACGTCCTCGACCACGGCCTCGTCCGACTCGTGGATTCAATGGGCAGTGACCTGTCCGTATCGCGGGCTGCGCGTGTTTCATATGACGCAGCGTGGCGCGCAGGGGAAGATGAAGGTTCTGATTCCAGACTTATCAACTATCTCTGGAAGCATGATCACACCTCGCCCTTCGAAGCCGTCACGTTCACGTTCGAAGTCAAAGCCCCTATCTTTGTCTTCCGCCAGTGGCACCGACACCGTACCTGGGCCTACAACGAACTGAGCGCACGATACCGGGAACTGCCGGAAGTGTTCTACGTTCCAAAGCCAGGGTCGATCGGAACCCAATCTGCCGACAACAAGCAGATGCGGGACATCGCGGGTGTGACCGACGACGAGCATGAACGCATGATGGCCATGGTCATCCGCGACAGCTGTGAAGGTGCTTTCGACACGTACCGGCACCTGATGGAACAAGGCGTCCCGCGCGAGCTTGCACGCGGCGTCCTACCGTTCAACACGTACTCGCACATGTTCGCGACGGTGAACCTGATGAACCTGTTCAGATTCGTCGGCCTTCGCTCACACGCTCACGCACAGCCGGAAATCCAAGTCTACGCCAATGCTATGCTCGAATTGGCAAAAGACGTTGCACCGGCTTCTGTGGCCGCTTTCCAGGCCAAGCGCTTGGAAACACACTTACGCGACGCGGCCTGGGCCTACATCAAGAACACGCCCAAGTCGCAGTTCTCTCAGGTCGAGATGCGCAAACAGCTGGAAGGCGTCAAGCTGTAAACAGACCGAGAACAAACCTCGTTCATTTCAAGATCCTACAAAAGCCCTGTTCACGCGGGGCTTTTTCTTTGCTATGTTCCACTCATGAGCTGCCAGGGTGGCGGCTCTTTTTTAGGAGACTACAATACATGAGCAGATTCATCAGCTTAACTATTGACGGAGTTGACTACTCCATTGACGCGTCCAAGATTGCGTATATATCTGATGTCGGAGGCAGCAACGTCGGCTTAACTTTCAACACAGATAGATTCTATCGTCCTCTCAGTGAAGGAGGTTCTATTTCATCTCGTTGGACAGCTCAAGACGGTGCAAACATCGGACCTCTTCTACAATTTGTAGGAAGGGCTGATTCCTTCATTGCCACACATGGAGCGGCGTTTGCGGCGGCAGGATATCCATTCTTCAGAATAACTGACAGAATGGTTACGTCACCAACTTCACAGGTCGTGAAATATTGCAACGCTGGTAATGTTGTTGCCGCATGGCTTGGAAGCCCTGGTGTGGTCACTTGTACTGTCAATGATGCGCCCCTCAATGATCTTGGAGGCGTCCAAGACGTAAGCTACGTTCTCCAAGGTGGTGAGACATTGGCAGATTTCGTCATAAGTATTTCCCCTGATGTCTCAGGTGGTGGTGCCTCTGCCGGTGTTCAAGTCATCAACTCTGGCGATGGCATGGTTGCTGTCAACAATGCGACTGGTCCGGTGGACATTGAAAACAGCGGTGCAGGCGACACGACGGTCAACACGACCGGCGATGCAGCTCTCCTGAATACTGGTGGTGGCGTGGTCACGGTCAACAACGGTGACAACGCGGCTGTCGAGAACTCAGGCACAGGCGACGTGACTGTCAACAACGCTTAAACCTTGCAAGCGTACGACATCAAAACCTAACAGAAGGCCGGTGCTTCACAGCGTCGGCCTTTTCTATTTTGACGAGTTGTATTGACAACATTAAATTTACGTGTTAACTGACATGCTGAAGCCGCGAGGGTCGTGGTTATAAAAACGGAGTTAGCATGCCTGACATTTTCTTTGCGACGAAAGAAGAAGCCCCAGAGGGACTTCGAGAAACATTGGTAGCGGACGGAGAGCGGTTCAAGATCAATGTGGTTCCCAACGCTAAACTGGTGGAATTTCGTGACAACAACACGAACCTGCTGAAAGAGCGTGACGTACTAAAGTCTACGGTCGATAAGCTTGCACCAGTCATCGGAGATGATCCTGACGCATTCTTGACGGAAGTGACTGAGCTTCGATCTACAGCGCAACTTGTTGCAGATGGTAAGCTCAAAGGGAATGAGACTATCCAGAAGGAAGTCGATACCCGCGTAGCCGCGATGGAGAAGAACTACCAAGATCAGCTGAAAGAAGCTGGTCAGAAGGTTCAGAACCTGACGGAATACAGTCAGACAATGACTGCAAAATATCAGAACAGTGTACGCGATCGCGAGATCACCAACGCAGTTCTGGCAACCGAGTCTGGAGCAAACCCGACCGCACTGCCCGACATCCTGTCGCGTGCCCAAGGAATTTTCCAGGTTCAAGAAGATGGTTCTCTCGTCGCCAAAGATGGCGAGACTGTAATTTATGGCGCGGATGGAACAGCTTCCATCACGCCAAATGAATGGCTTAACAAGTTGCTGGAAACAGCGCCTTATCTTGGTAAGTCGAGTGCCGGTGGCGGGGCTGCTGGTGAACGTGGTGATGCGAAGTTTGGTGGTCTGTCTGAAAAGGCATTCAGCGAATTGACTCCGCAAAAGCGCATGGCATTGCATCGTGAGCAGCTAAAGAAGCGGGCTTAAAAAACCCAACTCTCTGCGAGTGATGCAGTAGTTTAAACAACCCCGCTCGTAGGAGGGCACTGCACATGGCCATTACCCTGGTCGAAGCTTCCAAACTGAATCCTGGTGACGTCGTTCGAAACGCTGTCATCGAAATGTTCGCTCGTTCGAGCGACATCCTTCGCGTTATGCCGTTCGAAGATATCCCAGGTGGTTCGTACCACTACAATCAGGAAGGCTCGCTTCCAGGCGTTGCATTCCGTGGTGTCAACGAAGGCTATACGGAATCTGCTGGCGTCATCAATCCACAAGTCGAAGTTCTGCGCATTGCAGGCGGCGATCTGGACGTTGATAAAGCGATCCTGAAAATGCACGGCGACGGCGTCCGTAGCTCTCACGAGTCTATGAAGGTCAAAGCTCTGAGCCTCTTCTTGGCTAAGAAGATGATCAAAGGCGACTCCACCGCTGACGTCAAAGAATTCGACGGCCTGCAAAACCGGATCACCGGCTCGCAGCTCATCGAAGGCGAAGCCAATCAGACGGCAACGGATAGCGGTGGCCCGCTTTCATTGGGTTCACTTGATGCAGGCATCGACGCAGTCGATGATCCAACGCATTTGATCATGTCAAAGGCTATGCGACGTCTCTTGACGGCAGCTGCGCGTACGACAACTGTTGGTGGATTTATCAGCTACGACGTTGATGAGTTCGGCAAGAAAGTCACCATGTACAACGATCTGCCTATCTTGATCGCTGACCATGACGAAACGGGCGCACGTATCCTGGAGTTCAATGAAGCTTCGGGCCACGGCACACCGGGTAGTGTTTCTACAAGCATCTACACCGTCTCGTTTGGTGAGAACATGCTGACTGGTCTTCAGAATGGCATCATGGATGTCGAAGACCTCGGTGAAATCGATTCGAAGCCAGTCCTTCGGACTCGCGTCGATTGGTTGGTCGGTCTTGCAGCTCTGCATGGTCGTTCGGCTTCCCGCCTTCGTGGCATCACGAACGAAGCAGTCGCCGTATAAGGAAATTAGGTTGTGGCCTAGTCTTGGAGACAAGACGTTAGGACACAGCCTAACCTTTCTCAACACAAACCCTTTGATAGGAGAAAAATCTCATGGGTGTTAATGCAAGTGCCGTAAAATACGGCTTCGATACTGATGCTTCGGTTGAACTCCGGGACATCACTGACGGTGCGGAAACGCACGCAACTGGTGCAACGGTCACTGAAGCAGCTATCTCGCTCAACGAGCTTGATGCAGCCTATTGGCATGACAATGAAATCCCATATGGGGTTCTCGCTATCGCTGTGAACGTGTCAGCCGCATCAGACACCATCGGCGACGAAGTGTACGCGCTCGAACTGATCGTTGATGACGTCGTCACTGTCGATGACACGCCTACGGTTGTTGCCACTATGGCAGTTCCTCGCGGCGTTACTGGCATCTACTATATGTATGTAGACGCCCGTACAATCGAACTCGTCGATCAGGAAACATCTGGTACTGATAAGTGGATGGCCATTCGGACAACTTTCTCTGGTGCTACCAATCCGTCGATCACATACGGTGCATGGATCGCGAAATCCCTCCGCTAAGTCAGCGGACACGAAAATGAGAGCAGGGGAAACCCTGCTCTTTTTCCCTCACATAACATTCAAGGATGCCTGACATGTCGGTTACCCCTCCTGGCCTAAAATCGTGGCCTGCCTCTACTATCGGAAAAGCTACTTCACCTGAAATCGCCGGTGGTCACAGATCAAAAGGCCCCGGTTGGGTCAAGATGCGAATTCGCGGTGGTGATGTCATCGACGTTCACACAGATTCTATCCGAGACGTCATACGTCATCATGGCGGTGTGGTGGTCAACTCCAAAGGTAAGGATGCTTCAGCCGCTGTTGAAACACCTGAAGTCAGTGAAACTAATGGCAGCTCGCCAGTAGAGTTTGTTGAAACAGCTGAGGTCAAAGAGCCGAACGAGCTGGACGACCTTCGTGCTGAATACACGAAACGATCTGGCAAGGACTGGAATAAGCAGTGGGGCAAACGCGTCCTTGAGAACAAGATCAAAGACCTCGACCCGCAGCCGTCAGATAATCCCGGCGATATTGTCGAAACAGTTTCTCCTGTCGAAGGTGACGAATAGTCTCGCGACGACATAGACGAAGAGAGCCTCCGCCAAGTGCGGGGGCTTTTCTGTAATTGACCTCTCCGCGCGGGGCGCGTACTATGAATTCAGACCCACTAGGAGAACCGGATCATGGCCTTCACCTTCGTCGTCGAAGACGGCACAAATCTCGCCACTGCTACCAGCTACGTTTCTGTAGCTGCGGCGGACGACTACTTTGAAATCGACCGACCATTCACTGCGACGTGGACGGCGTTGTCCACTACCGAAAAAGAATATCGGTTGGCCTGGGCCACCCGCGTCCTTGATCAGAAGGTCAAGTGGAACGGCACCAAGGACACCGAAACGCAGGCACTCGAATGGCCGCGCGACAGTGTGTACGATCGCAACGGCGTTGCCATCGACGATGATGAGATTCCAGAACAACTGGCCGAGGCCACCTTCGAACTCGCGAAGTATCTCAACGCCGAAGATCCTATCTCAGGCGCAGGCGTGGACTTCATCTCAGAAATTGTTCTCGATGTTCTTGAGATCAAATACCAGGAAGGCACGAGCCAATCGTCTTTCCCGAACGTGCTCAACTCGCTGCTGCGCGGCCTCGGCCACTACCCGGTCCCAGGCACCTTCAGCTTCAATCGAATCAGCAAGGCGTAAGTTATGGGACTGACAGCAACACTTCGCTCTGCAATGGTCTCAGCCATTGCAGCGGCTGGCGACACCGCCACGGAGATCACGTATAACAGCGTGGTCCTCGGAACGTATGATGCTGCCACTGACACCATTCCTGAAACGCTGACCTCGACCACGTTCACGACCTTTGTCTATGCATTGACCGACGCTGAAGTGGATTGGTTCCAAGGCGACATTTCGATGCAAAAAGTCATCATCAATCCTGACGACATTGGCGTGACTCCGAAGGCCGAAGACCACATCACGATCGGTGGCGCTCGCTGGGACGTGGCAAGATGGAAAGCCTTCCCTGGCAACGTCGGCTACATCGTTTTCGTGAGGAAAACGTAATGTCTGTGAAATTTGCTGGTGTGTCTGCTGAGATGAAACGCATCAAAGCAGAGATCAAAGACCACACCAAAATCATCAAGCAGAAAGCAAGCATAGGCATTCAAGCTGGTGCTAGAGCTGCAATGGCTGCGACACCTGTGTTCTCGGGTGCGGCTGTCCGTAACTACCATCTTGGCGTGGGGACTGTACCGACGCGACAAGTGACGCCGGTTGGCGGACACATTCCTTGGCCAGCGCGTGACGGCATACCTGAAGACGCAAAGAACGAACGCCGACGCGGTGCGAACGAAGCTGCGGCGCTTGGCGCAATCTCTGGAAAACTTGCTGGTTTCGTTGCCATGAAGAAACTGCCCAAGATGCTTGTGTTGAAAAATACATCGGACATCGCAGGACTCATCGATAGTGGCAGCGCGCCGACGGCGTCCCGGTCACGTTATTCAGGCGGCGTGGGTATCCTCATGCAGCAAACAGTACGATCGGCTTCAGGAGGGACGCTCAAATGACGGGCATGGTAGATGTAGAAGACACACTGCGACAGCTGTTTGCCAGCTCGTTTGCGGCTGCACAGCCTACAGTCGGCGTGTACTACGAGAACCAGCCGCGCGACAACAACGATCGTGAGCATTGGATTCAGTTCAATATCATGATGGGAGAACTTCGACGCGCGGACATCGGCAGCAATAAAAACTTTCGCCAGATGGGTGCGGTCGTTGTCCAGGTCATGGCACCTGAGAACACCGGCACGCGCACGTCCAAAGGCATTGCTGACTCTGTGGTCGCCGTATTAACCGATCAGACACTTTCCATACCCGGTGGTGGACAAGTCGTGCTATATGGGGTAAACGTATCGAACCGAGGGGTTATCAATGGGTGGCATTCGTATGCTGTCCAGTGTGAATTCCGCGCCGACTATCAAATCATAAGATAAGGAGTTTCAACATGTGGAAAGATTTTGTAGATACCTTGGACGCCATTGCGCCTCGCGCGATGATCATCGCACTTGCCATCGGCGCACTGCTCGCGCTCGGGACTTTACCGGCTAAATCAAACGATGTGGTTGCTAGGGAAATTCCTACCACAATGCTCTGCATGTCTATCGCGCAATTTTTTCCTAAGCTGGGTTCATATGACGTGGACGTCGTTGCTGACGGAAAAGTTGATGATAGAAACCAAATGCAAATTGCGATCGAACGCAAAACAGGAATTTTTCATCTCTACATTATCAATCAAGACAACGATATAGCTTGTCTTTTGGGGCTTGGAGATAGCTTGACTATCCTGAAAGACAAGATTCGTATCCCGCTTCCACCTAAAAAAGCGAAGAAATTGGGTCCTAATGACCTCTAAGATTGACGTAGGCTTCGGTCTGTGTTAACGACAGTGTAGAAAACAAATGCTGCCGGGGGCAGTTGATAGGCAGTCCAGCCTGATCTCTCAACAGGAGCCCTCGTAATGACGTTGAATGCAGCCGAATCCAATCGCGTTGCCGTGTACTTTATTCCAGAAGTCACTTGGGGTGTTACCCCAACTTCTGGTGAAGTCCGGCTCGCGCGTATCACATCCTCTTCCATCGTGGCCTCGAAAGAAACCGAGACCTCTCAAGAAATTCGCGCTGACCGCATGGTCCCAAGCGTCATCGAAGTGTCTGCTGCGACGAGCGGCGACATCGAAGGCGAAATGAGCGCAGGCACGTACGACACCTTCTTCCAACAGTTCTTGCTTGGCGCATGGACAAAGGCGATGAAGCACTGGCGTATCAAAGGTACGTCCGTCACAATCACAGGCGTATCGGAAATCACGATTGCGGGTGTGGATTGGACTGACTACTTCACGTCTGGGCAGATCATCAAGCTCGAAGGTTTTGTCGAACCAGAAAACAATGGATACTTCACACTGAGCACAGGCACGCCGCCTGCATTCGGTACAGACACCGTATTGACTGTTGACGAAACATCCCTCGTCACTGTCGCTACAGGTCTCTCAAGTCACGTCGTAATGGATGCAGCAGACGTCATCGACGTAAGCTCTGCGATTGTGTTCGGATCGTCCAATGACGTTTCCGTAGTCACTTCGACAGCAGACATGGTGGTCGGACAAAAAGTCTACATGGAAGGCATGGACAAAGAGACTGGCACGATCACTACAGTCATCACGACTGATCCTGTTGATGGTGAAATCATTACGGTCAGCGACGGGACATCGACAATCGTGTATGAGCTTCACTCTGTTGAAGCTTCAGTCACGGCAGGCAACATATACGTCAACAACAACGCTGACGAAGCTACACTCGCAGGTCTCATCGAAGCGGCGATCAACGCACAGTTTGCAGCTGGAAACAGTAAGGTATCCGCTACCGTAGCTGGCCTTGTTGTGACGCTCCAGAATAACGCAACATCTGGCGGTTCGATCACCACTGACGTGCTGTCTACAGCTGTTGCAGTTGTTGACTTCACTGGTGGTGTTGCTGGTAACGCTGGGTTCTTTACTGTCGCTTCGATTGACAGCGCAACAGCTTTTACCGTTGAAGAAACACTCACTGCGGCAAGTGCTGGTCCGACTGTCGTCATCAAAGGTTCGCACTTGCGTAACCCTGGTACGGTCGCTGACATTACCAAGCAGTCGATGTCTATGCTGACCTCGTTCACCGACGTGACCAAGAAATTGATCCACGACGGTCTGCGTGTTTCAACATTCTCTTTGACCGTCGAAGCCGGTTCGCTTCTCTCTGCAACCTTTGGCTTCATGGGTTCTGAAACAGCTACGACGACAACGAATTCTGCGAAAGATCTCAGTGGCACAGGCTTTACGGTTCTGGATACGACGCCAACCGAAGTCATGAACGCGACGGACAACGTCGGCACTGTTTTGCATAACGGTGCTGCCCTGTCCACGAGCGTTATGTCGATTGAGCTTAGTGGTGACAACGCGCTGCGTGAGCAGAAAGCTGTTGGCAACAAGTTTGCTGCGGGCATTGGTTATGGGCGGTTCTCGATGGAAGGCGCGCTCACAGCGTACTTCCAAGACTTCACGCTCTACGATGCATTCATCAACCACACGACAGCATCGATCGAGTTCCCGATCACAGACGCGGATAACTATCACATGATTTTCCGCATCCCTTCTGTGAAGTTCACATCTGATCCGATCGCTCCCGGTGGTATCGATGAAGACATCATGGAGGAAATCGAGTTCACCGCACAGCGTGACGCTACGTTGAACACGATGATGATGATCGATCGGTTCTCTTCTATCCTGCCGTTCGCGGCAGCATAACGAATCTGGCATCTCCGTTAACCCCCACGGTAGCGCCAGTAAGGTCCAGTCGCGAAGTCAGGCGCGCGACTGGGCCACCTTTTTCTTCAACGCCTGACACAACATGGAAGCCTGACACATGACGAAAAAAGCTACTGACGAATTCAAATCCCCCTTGGCCGATGACGAAGACGGCGAAGGTATGGCACCTCTGTCCATTTTTGATATCTGCGAAACAGATACGCAAGCCGAAGAAAATGGCAAGTGGTTCAAGGACATCTTCAAAGACGAATCCAACATCGATCTAAAGCTGCGCCGACTGACTTCAAAAGAGTCTGTCAAGGTTCGCCGACGCTTGGACAAACAGTTCAAGGGCAAGCAGCAGCGCGATGGTACGTATGATGATGACACCGCAACGGCGATCATGGTCAAACAGATGGCGCACGCCGTCATTGTCGATTGGACAAACATACGCGATCGGGACAGAACGGAAATTCCATTCTCGCCGGAAGCCGCTGAAAAGCTGATGACGTTGTTGCCGACATTCCGTGATGTCGTTCTGGTCTATGCAAACGACATGGACAATTTCCGCATCACCGCATCGGATGAAGTTGAAAAAAACTAACAGAGGTGCTTGAATGGCAGCTGAAGAACAGCAAAAAGTTCAAGCACCTGGAAGCCTTCATCAAGCAAAAAGAAGCAGGCCTGCGTGTTCCTTTCTTGGACAACGTGCCTGAAATCCACCCGCACAACCGTTGGATCATGCGTGGGTACGAATTGCTGTCCTCTCAGCGGCTGAAAGACCAACAACGGCCACAACCTATCCAGATCTCCGAGATTGCCGCCTACGTGGCCTTCGTGGGGACTATGGACGAAGCGGACAGAGAAGACTTTATGCGTATCGTCTGTAAGCTGGACGGCATCACGATGGACTTCGTTCAGAGTCAAATCAATGCTGAAAACCGCAAACAGCGCACGAAATCTGGAAAAAAGGGCGGCAGATAAGGCATCTTGTCTTGCTGCCCTTTCCGTGATACGTTGGCCCACTTGTACCTACAACCATCTCGGGAAAAGCTGTGGCACTCGAACTCCAAATTGGCACTGCAAAGGCCCAGGCGAACCTCGCGGCGATTGAAAAATCCGTGAAGAGTCTGGAAGCACGCATGAAAGGCTTCAAAGGCGGTAACGTCAATGCAGCCATTGCGGGCATCAAGCCGATCCCTGGCACCGTCGCGGCCTCAGTAGGCAAGGTAGGTGCGGCCACCGACAAAGCGTCAGCTTCTGCTAAAAGAGCCACAGGTTCCTTCAAAGGCCTCAAGGGCGCTCTCGGCGGAGTTCGTAGCACTGCGGGCTTGCTGGCTGCCTCATTGAGCGCAGTAGGCATCACCAGCTTCGTTAAAGAAGCGTGGCAAATGAACAACGTGACGGACAGAGCCAAGGCCGTCTTCACAGATCTATCAGGTAGCGCCAAAGGCGCGGGCTCGCGTCTGGAATTCGTGAAGAAAACAGCCGCCGCTACAGCCACACCGATCAAGACGGCGATCAACAGTTACACCACGCTCTCGCAGAGTGCCGTTAAAATGGGCATCTCACAGGAAGATGTGGACAAAACATTCACTGACGTGGCCATCGCGTTCCGCTCGATCGGCTCAACTTCTGATCAAGCCAAGCGCGGCATGACCGCTGTCACGCAAGTCTTCTCCAAAGGCAAAGCGGGCGCGGAAGAGTTGCGTCAACAAATGGGTGAAATCGTTCCGATCATCCCAGCCATCGCACGTGCGTTGGACCGGACGCCTGCGCAGATTGAGAAAGCAATGTCATCCGGCACGCTGTCCGTTGAAGACTTCCGCAAAGGTATCGGCTTGCTGGCCAAAGAAGCTGGTCCGGTTCTCGAAATTATGATGGGCAAAGCCGCAGCGAAAGCCACGCTATTGTCCAACGCAGTTACGATCCTTGCGGGTAAGTTCGGTAACGCACTATTTACCGCGCTGATCCCGGTTATGGAAACACTTACTGGCGTCTTTCAAGGCATGGCAGGTGAGGTAGGTAAAACTGCGACAACCGCTCAACAAGTTGGCCAAGCGCTTGCTGCGGTCGGAGGATATATTGCTTCTGCTATGCCTCTCATCATTGCCCTTGCTGCGGCCTTTGCTGCTTACGGTGCAACGCTCGCTGTCGCTGGGATAATCAATTGGGGCATCGCCGTTGTGAGCACAGTCACACAAGCCGTGGGCGTCATGGGTGGACTTGTCGCTTCAGGCGTTCGAGTAGCTGCTGCCATGGTAGGAATCGGCACAGCATCAACCGGAGCCGCCGCAGGCACAACTCTCTTGGCTACAGCAACCCGCATACTCGGTGCTGCGTTTGCTTTCGCCAAAGCAGCTTTCCTTCCATTGCTCGCAGCGGTTGCAGCGGCAGGGGCAATCTATGCTGCCTACATGGTCGTGACCGGGCAGAGTGCAGAACTCTCCAAGCAGTTGGGCGAAGCTATCATCTGGATTGGTGAGCAGCTGGGCTTTACACGCGCAGAAGTTGTTGGAGGCATACAAGCTCTCGGTAAATGGGTCAGTGCCGTCTCAAAAAGCAACGCGATTACGCGTACTGCCGGTGCAGTGTATGACTACGTCAAGCAGAAACTCGCAGAAGCGCGTGAGATTATTCTTTCAACTGGCGTGGCAATGGGTGAAAAGCTCACGTCTGCATTCAAAATAGCAGCTTCCGTTGTCCGTGGCGTGTCAGACACCATCGTAGGCGCAGTGTCAGGCATAATTTCAGTTGTAAATAGGGCGATCAGCGCGTTGCGAAGTCTTGCGGGCATGCAAACCGGTGGTGGTGGTGGAAGCGGTAGCGGTCCAGGCGCAGCACAAGGTGGTATCATCGGAGCCAACGGGGGCTTCAGTGGTCCTCAAGTCAGTCTCGCAGGTCACAACTTCAAAGGCGCACCACGCTTCGCGAACGGCGGCACAACCGGATCAACCGGCGTCGGTGGCATCCCTGCGATACTTCACCCGAATGAAGCGGTCATCCCTCTACAGAACGGCAGCGTCCCTGTATCACTTTCTGGCGGAGACGCTGTGGCATCTGGTGGGACAACCGTGAACAACAACGTCACGACCGCAGCCGGTGGCGGATCTGGCAGCGGTGCTCGCGACATGGGTCGTGCGCTTCGGACAACTAACCAACTGATGAGCCGCATGGTTGATCGGATGCAGACGCTTATCAACTTGTCATCGGACCAGTTCCGCATGATCAATCTGCGCCTCACCAACATCGAAGACGTCGTCCGTCAAATCAACACGTCAACGCAGTTTATCGCTGCAATTGACTGGGACGCATTGACGGCTCCACCAGTGTCGGTATCTTCTGGAAGTTTCGGAAGCAGTTCGTTTTCTTCATCCTCTGGATCTTCTGGTTCGGGTTCTGATGCGAACATGCAGAATCAGTTCATCGCGGGAGCCATCAACAAGTCTGGTATTGGTTCAGCTCCACCTATTCAGTACCGCATGACCCTTCCAATTGGTCCAGCTGGTGGTGGTGCGGGTGCAGTTGGTCTCAAAGTGAATCCGAACTATGCCAAAGAAAAAGCCCAGTACGATCAAGATTTTGCTGAATATCAAGACTGGGTTGCGCGGACTGGTGCAGGTACACGCGGGTTCGCGGGTGGTACGCCAAACACATCACGTGAAGGACTTACTCCGGCTGATGGCGGCGGGATGCTCGCGCGTGTCCACAATAACGAAGCAATCATTCCGCTTCCCGATGGACGAAGTGTACCTGTTGTCATGAAGAACGTTGCCGACATGGGAGGCAGCAGCGGAAATAGTACGACACAAGTTGTTGTGCACATGACAGTCAACGCGAAAGATGCTACAAGCTTCAAGCGCAATGAAAACCAGATGATCCAAGACATGACGGTGAAGATGGAACGCGCTGCGAAGACGATTGGTGTACCGCAGTCGCCTGACTTGACTGCGAAGAAAGCAAGGGGGTAACAGATGGCGTCTGGTTTCGCATCTGACATTGGCTACATTCCAGGAGGATATCCAACCTCCTACGGATACACGAACTGTTCACCGGCTCCGCCTGTGCAGAAGTCTACGCCTGCCCAAATTACACCAGCCCAGCAAGCTGAAGCCAAGCCTTACGATCCGCTCACAGTCGGCGGAACGTCGGAGCTTTCTTTTGGCGGCTCAACTTATGGTGGGCCAATCCCGCTCGTGTTCGGCGCAGACAAGATCCAAGGCAACGTCATCTGGTCGAGCACCATCCGAACAGATTCGGTCGTGATCAATGACACGCTGACGTTCTACCGCTCGCTCGACTTCTGTCTGGCACTAGCTGAAGGACCGATCAACGAAGTCTTGCGGATCTGGCTGGGCGACAGGCTTATCTATGACGTCACAATGGACGTGGACGGCAGCAACATACCTGTTGCATCAAACGGATACGTCAACAGCCAGACTATCGACGTGACTGATCCTGACAGTCCGCTGAACGGCCTGGAAGCAATTGCAGAACGCACATCTATCAGCATCTTCAAAGGTGGTGAGGACCAGATTCCGTATGGCATCATGGCGGCATCTGAAGGCTTCATCAATACACCGGCCTACCGAGGCACCGCCTACATCATGTTCGAGAACTTCATCGTAAGTTCTTCGACAGTTCCGGTTATCCAAGTCGAGATTGCGGCAAACTCTTCGACGACATTGCCACGCACAACCACGACATCTGGCGGAACCGTTCTCACGACAGGTGATGATCGTTTCCTTGCTGTTGATGTCTTTGGCCGCAACATCTACTACAACGGTTCCGGCGCGGCTAGTGCACGAGGTTCGTTGTCGGTCGATTCAGGTACGCTTGATTTCCAGACTGAGTTCGAAATCCAACTAGCTACATGGACGCCACGCGGTGTTACCTGGAATGAAGGTGCGACACTACTGACGCCGAACGGCTACATCATCACACACGCGAACGTAGGCAACCCTGGTCATGTCGCGATACACAGCGTCTTCACTGGCGCGACAGTTGGCTACATCGGTTCAAACGGTGGCTTCGATATCAACGAAAACGGCTGGCCAGGGGTTATTGATGATGGATGCACTTGGCGCATGCCTGATGAATTCGGCATCCCTAGTGATTTCTGGGCATATACTGGACATTGGAGTAACGACATCGGGATCGCTTCCGTTTCTGATGATGGCTTCCCGCGCATGGGACCGTTCGCTGCAACCATGCCAAAGCGCATAAACTTCATCACGCATGTGGAGTTTACAGAACCAATGTACCAGCGGCATCAACTGTTTGCCGACGGCGCAGAAGCACGCGGGCATTTCCTTTTTTATGCGTCGAGTGGCACCACGGAAGTGGACTCGATCACTATAGGGCGCATCAAACTATCCCATAACAATCTTGGAACGTGGGACACTCTCGTGCCTCTTGACATGGGTTCAATTCCTACAGAAGAATTGAGCGGAGCTAATCGAGAACACACCGTATTCGACATAATGGTTGACCATGGTGACAAGACCCTTTTGATTATGATCCGTGCCGCTCCTTTTGACTGGATGGTGAAATACAATCCACGCACGAATCAGATCGTCTGGAAAACGCAAATCGAAGCGTACTCTTCTGGCAACTATGGGATGGCAGAGAGAGCGCGTCTTACTGGCAAGCGCTACGCGTACATTACACCGGATGACGCCGTACACTCTATCGATCTTGCATCAGGAGCTGTGGAAACGGTTGTGAATGATATCGTTCCTGACCAAGGGTTGGGAACTAACTCAGGTGGTGGTCACCAGTTCTACGATGACATCGAAGACTCGATCGTCTACTTCGGTCCAACAGACGCAGACCTTAATAAGGTTTGGGTTGGCCGAAACGGTCAAGTATCTTCGTCGCTTCAAACAGTGGTGAAGACTTTGCTCGATCGTGTCGGTGTGAACCGGGCGGACATCAACATCGCTGCGTTCAGCAACTTGACTATCCGTGGGTACACCGCAGGATCGGTCTCGTCGATTAGTAGCAGCTTCAGCGAATTGCGCAAAGCATTCACGTACGAAGTCATCGAGTCTAACGGCAAATTTCAATACGTCTCACGTGGCGGTGCGTCAGCTGACACGATTGAGAACGAGTATCTCGCTGACAGCGACGGGACCGGTGCATTCCTGCATGTCTCTCACGAAAGTGACATCGCTTCACTGCGTAAGATCAACTTGTCGTACCGTGATTTCAATCGCGAGTATTCCACGAACGTTCAATCTGTGTTCCATCCGAAGACAACCTCTCTCGGGTTTGACTCTGATGCTGCAATCGATGTGACTGTTCCGATCGTTCTCAATTCAACTGAGAGCAAGTACATCGCAGACAAGCTTCTGTATGCGAAGCGCGTTGGTGAAGAGATCTTCACATTCACCGCACCATTCCGTTATGCCGCGCTCGATCCAGGTGATGTCGTCACCGTCGAAGTCAACGCTGATGGCACGGACACCGTACTCTTGCGCCTGATCAACGTACGTGTTGGAGCAGACTATCGTATCGCATTCGAGGCGGTGTTGGAAGACATCGACATCTACAATGACGACCCTGCGCTGACGGGTTCCACTGGCCGGTTCAACGACAAGGTCTTCTTGCCGCCTGGACCATTCTTGCGTCCTGTCATTTTGCAGATCAGTGCGACACACCCTGATGACTACACTGAACTTGAGCCGCATCTGGCTCCTGTCTACTACACGTTCTTGAACGTCAATGGAGACACGACGTCACCTGCAAGCTATCCTGTCACGTTGTCGAACTTCGCTGATCCACCTGTTGCGGCCCCGTCTCCATTCGCTTATCCGACGTGGGGACAGTTGTTGGAAACACCACCTTACTACTCGGCAACGTCTACACCACAAGCTGACGGCGTTTTCACGGTCAAGATCGGGAATGAATCTGCTACGCATCCTTTGGCAAGCGTGTCGGCGCTCTCTGATTTGTACGATGACACCGACGGTGCGAAAAACTTGGCCATTCTCGGAGGTGAGATGTTCCAGTTTGCCACTGCGACTGATCTGGGAGACAACGTCTGGGAACTGTCTGGCCTAGTCAGAGGACGCTATGGTTCTGAAAACAGAGCGAACTCACACTTGATCGGAGAAACCTTTGTCCTGCTGCGTGACAACGCAGGTGCGTACGACAACTTCTCGATCGGGAAAAAGGATTTCTACATCGCGAACAACAGCGGCGCGCAGTCCTTCCAGATCTCTATAGACACCGGAAATCCTGGTCAACTTGATGCCGTCCTTCCTGTCATCTTGTGGCCTGTAGTTCCATACAATGTCGGTGCACTTGCCGTCACATACAGCGCGGGAGACTATACCGTCACGTGGGAAAATCGTAGTCGCTTTGACAACGATCTCAATGACGACGAAGCAGAATCTGAGACTATCGTACAGGACCAGATGGTTGAGCAGTATTACTGCATTGTTGCTGACACTGACAGAATCAATACGGACAATACGACAACCTTCCTTCGAAAAACGCTCGTTGGGGATACACGAACATTCACGTATACTGCCGCAGAGCAGACAGAAGACGGGTTTGACTCCGCTACTGATACCCTATATGTCTGGGCGTATCAGATTGGGGATGAAACTGGCGAATCTGCTCGTGATCCGATCTCTATCAATATAGGGCCGCAATAATGGTAACTCCAAATCTCGACATCACAGAAGTCCTTGAGAATCAGACAAACAAATATCTGACGATCAATGCTGCAATCGCGCGTCTTGAAGGCGCAGGACAAGGCGTCCACGTCGATTCAGCGGCTGGAACCGCCATCGTTCTGACGGCTGTGGAGTTCTACGAAAACGTCCTGCATCGCGTCTCAGGTGGATCAGCCGATTTCACGTTGACGACTTTGGGAGAGACGCCGACTGGCGCGGTCGCCACTGAGCGCTTCTTCATCGTGCAGAACTCTGATACCACATACGACTGTACTGTGCAGTCAGACGGTGCTGGAACAGATGTTGTTGTACCGCAGGGCGAGATTGTATTCTTGTACCAGACTGGCGACGACATCATCGACGTGTCGCCCACTGTTACAATTCCAGCAGCACCCACCATTCCCTATGACATGGCGTTCTATTTCAGTGGGACAGTTGATGCGGTCGATCAAGTCATTGCGCACATCGAAGTGGCGCGTACGATCACGATCCCTGATGATTTTTCCGGATCGCAAGCGTATATCGGGACGAATCCTGCTGCCACCTTCGTGTTTGATATCGCAAAGAACGGTACGGCAGTGGGTACATTATCCATCTCAACGGGTGGTGTTCCGACCTTCGCTACAACAGGTACGACTGTTACAATGGTAGCAGGAGATCGTTTGACTATTTCAGGCCCTGACCCTGTTGAAGCAACTGGTGCGGATATCGGAATCACCCTCGCCGCAACGGTGGATTAATCCTATGCCTTTGATAAACGTACTTGCTATGAGTCAAGTCGGCGGTGTTGGCGGACCTGCGGCTTTTGACCCTGTCGATCTGTTCTCCAGCGGAGAATCTGGTGTATACTTTGACGCCACCGACAAGACTTCTATTTTCAGCGCAGTTTTGGACAACAGCGGAAACTTCGATCCTGCTGTTGGCGGATCTGCGGGTGGAATTCTTGACAAATCCCAGATGGGTGCAGGTCAGACCGCTGCGGACTACATCTCAAACCAATCCAATCTTTTGTCTGATGGGGGCTTCGACGCGCCTGGATCATGGACGACCACTGCGGGCGTATCAGTCACAGGCAGCGCAGCTGTGTTCGATGGAACAACTGCAAGCGCAACGATCGAACAATCCGCTGTAACGTCTGCGAATAGTTGGTACTACGTAAAGGTAACGGTAGCGAACTATGTTGCAGGTGAGTTGCGTGTTGACGTCGGTTTAGCAAGTGATTTGACTGCCTTCGGCTGCGACAGTGACGGGGTACATGAATTTCTTACTTACGCGAATGTCGCGTCAGGTGATGGTGATTGTAATCTCGAATCGTCGGTCACACCGTTCGAAGGAGATGTGACCGGATTTGAAATTAAAATTCTCGAAGGAAGCCACGCTTTCGGTGAAGGGGCGTCCAATGCCATCACTGTCGAGCAGGACACCAACGGGAAAACCTATCTTGCGTTTGACAGCAATTCAGATTTCACACAGCGCACGGATGGCATCACATGGGCGGATGACATGGTGGCCACGTGGGCGTTTGCTCCTATAGGATCGACGTTCACGCAGTATTCTTCATCACTGTCATACACCGCATCAACCAACTGGTCTTTTGGTAACCCTGGTGGGTCAACGTATACACCGCGCATGCATACAAGCGGTGTAACCACAGCGTGGACGCACACTACTATTCAGACAGCCCTAAGCTTGTGGGAAGTTGTTTTCGATGATGTTGCGAACACTTTTGATGTGCATCTGGATGGCATAGAAGTGGCGACAAGCCAGACGCTCGGAGGCGGTTCTGGACTTGATGCTACAGGTGAATTGAAGTTGGGCGTATCTCAATCTGGTGGTGCGAATGAACTTCCTTGCGCGTGGTACGGTGCAGTCATATACGAAGGGACTGCGCCCGATACAGACTTGCGCGCGTGGGCGGATACTGCATGGGGAACGAGTGTTTCCTTTGAGCTTGGTGGCACAACCTTATTCCCTCTGACAGAGACAGGACATGTGTACGATATACAAGATCTTACAAGTTTGTTCACTGGACTTGATCAAGGTGCTGGAAGCTTCTCACCATCCACGACCACAGACGTTGCTAAGATTGCAGACAAAGCGGGCATCACAGGAACCTACGCTGACTACTTGACAGGTCTCACTGATGCACTGACGGATGGTGACATCACGTCGGACAGCTGGACTACGTCTTCAGGCATCGCCTACAATTCAGGAGCGTATGACTTCGACGGAACCAACGTGTCTGCATTACTCTCCCAGGCGAGCGTATTGACGGATGAGGCTTACTATGTCGTGACTGTTACGGTGTCTGCCTACACGTCGGGATCAGCGCGTATTCAGCTCGGCGGTGACGCAAACGCAAACTCCGATTATGACATTGATTCCGCCACTACATTCACGTTCTTCTACAAAGCACAGGATGGTGGGAGCAACACGTTCGCTATCGAGTCAAATTCAGGTGACACATTCATCGGAAGCATCGGTTCCGTTTCCGTCAAGGAAGTGTCTGGCGTCTACATGGGATCGACGACTGTTGGTACGTCGCCGACATTGTTGCAGCATGCAAACGATGGCTATTATCTTGAATTTGATGGCGGTGATTGGATGCGTCAACCCGATGACGTTCCACTCGGTGACGACATGATTGTTTCGTGCGCAGTAAACGCCGACGATGATGCTCAATGGACCGCTATCTGGTCTCTTGACACGACAACGGATATCCTTCTTGGCAATCAAGCCAGTGGCGGAACGTCTTTTGTCCCTGGTCTCCGCAACGCAACGGATACTGAATACACTGACGCAGGTGGTGATGACAACGGGATCAATGTCTGGGATGTCTACATTGACGAAACAAGCAATGAGTTCAGCATCGAAAAGAACGGCACAGAAGTTCTGGCCGCAACAACGCCTACGACAACTGTAGCACTTCACGCTACAGCAAACAGGCTTCGAATCGGGACTGATCCGTCTGAGACAAATCACTTGAGCATGGACTTTTATGGTCTGGTAATGTACGAAGGAACTGAGATCAACGTCTTGGCTCGGCGCGAGTTGGCTGACGCGGCCAAGACCCAAATGGATGAGTACAATTAAATGAGCATTGCAACATTCATCGAGACGCCACGGTTCCCGGAAGACGTCTCCTACGGGTCTGGTGGCGGTCCTGAGTTCAAGACCCACGTGTTCGAGGGCCATAGCGGCGTAGAGCAACGACAAGCCGCGTGGACCGTCTCACGAGCGCGCTACGACGTGTCTTATGGCATCCGTGATACCAGTGATATGGATACCGTGCGCGCGTTCTTCTACAACTGCGCGGGTAAGGCTTCAGGGTTCCGGTTCAAAGACTGGGCCGATTATACGCTGACGGCAGAGAACATCGGCACTGGTGACAGTATTTTGACTGCTTTCCAGATCACGAAGACCTATACGACTGGTTCAGAGACGTACGTGCGCAATATCACCAAGCCAATCTCAGGAATCGAAGTCTACGTGAATGCCGTGTTGCAGACAGAAGGCGGCGGCAACGACTATACGATCGACACGACGACTGGCATCATCACGTTCAATGCAGCACCCGGCGCATTCGCCATCACTGTCACTGGTGAGTTCGACGTTCCTGTCCGCTTTGATACAGACGTTTTGATGGCGAAGCATGAAGGATTCGACACGGAAGCTTGGAATTCTATTCCGCTCGTCGAGCTGCTTCTCACAACTTAATCTTGATATCACGAAATGTGATGTCAAGAGCAATGTTTCCTTGACCACCGATTGCCCCTCGCGCTAGAACAGAAGGTTCATGCCGCGAGCCTTCGCGTGCTTTAAAACAATCACATATAAAAATAGGATGCCCCGATGGCACACGCACTCGACCCTTACGCAGAGACGATTTTCAAACGCACATACGCCCGATGGGTTGAGTCAGAAAAGAGACGGGAATATTGGCCCGAAGCGATCAACCGATATCTAAGCTTCTTCAAAGATTACAATCAGGACAACTACGGATATACCGTACCCGGTGAATTCATCGAAATAGCTCGCGAAGCCATCGAAGGTCTCGATGTTATGCCATCAATGCGTGCGTTGATGACAGCTGGTCCCGCGCTCAAGCAAGTGGCCATGGCCAACTACAACTGTACAGCGCACGGCATTGACAGTGTCAAGGCGTTCACCGACCTTATGTACATCATGATGTGCGGTTCCGGCTCCGGGTTCTC